GGCCGATATGGGTCGGGTCGGGAGGTCATTTGCGTTGTCAGCGGTTCAACCGGGGGCGGCGGTGATGGTGCCGCCCCCGGGGTGGATCAGCCTCGGCGAGCGGTCAGCTCGTCCAAGTAGGACACTGCCTCCTCCGAGGTGAAGACCCGGCGGGCCGGGGGGAGAGCGTTCATGATCGTCTTCCCGTACGGCTTGGACACCAGGCGCGAGTCGAGGATCGCGACCATGCCCTCGTCGGACTTCGAGCGGATCAGGCGACCGAAGCCCTGGAAGAGCTTCAACGCCATCGCCGGAACGGCCAGCTTGTTGAAGAACGCCCACTTGTTCCCGTGCTGGGTGTTCAGCGCATCACACTTGGCGTCGTAAACCACGTCGCCGGGGTTGGCGAAGGGGAGCTTGTCCAATACCACCAGGCGAAGCGCGTCGCCCTGCACGTCGAAGCCGGTCGCGAAGGACGCCACTCCAAAGAGGACGGACGTCTCGTCGGCCTTGAAGGCGGCGGCAATCTGCCGATTGGTCAGCGGGCCGTTCTGCTTGAACACCGTGAGACCGGCCGCCTCGAACGTCGGGGCCAGCGCCTGGTGCGCCTCGTCCATCGCCGTGGTGGCACTGAACAGGAGCAAAGCACGCCCGCCCGCCGCGAGGACCAGCTTGCGCATCTCCGCCTGGGCCTGGACGCGCCAGCGGGCCGCGTTCCTCGGGGTGGGGTCGATCATGTCCTTCGGGACGAACAGCGACGCCTGCTTCGGGTAGTCGAAGGGCGAACCGGCGTCGAAGGGCACGTACTCGGAGAGGCCCACGTTGCCGGTAACGAACGAATAGTCGCGGCCGACGGCGAGGGTCGCCGACAGCAGGACGCCCGTGTGCTGCTCCCACAGGGCGCGGTTCACGAACTCGGCGACGGACAGCGGCGAAAACTTCAGGCGCACGTCCCCGTGCTTCTTGTCGCGCTCAAGCCACCGGATCATTTCGACCCCGGCGCCGAGCACGGACAGGATGCGCTCCTGAGTGGACTCGGCGCGGCGGACGAGGCGAGCCTTCTTGATCTTGCCCTTGTCGTTGCCGTCGATGTCCTTGGCGGCGATGGCTTCCTGGATCGCGCGGACCGTGGAGAGCAGGCCGCCCATCTCGCCTTCCAGCGCCATCACGTCGGCGCGGGTCAGTCGCACGTTCTCTTCGCGGTCGAGGCGGCGGGCCAGCACGGTGAAGAGACGCTTGACCGCGCCGTTGAAGGGAGCCACGACGGTGTTCGCCGCGCCCAAGTAGTTGTTGACCTCGCTGGCGAAGAAGTTCAGGCCGCGCTCAGAGAACTCGTTGGACATCGCGCCCGCCATGTAGGTCTCGAACTCGTGGCCCTCGTCGAGGATCACCGCGCCGAAGGTGGGCAGCAGCGACTTCGGCTCCTTGGTGGGCTCGTTGTCGATCTGCGCCTGACGGATGATCAGGTCGGTCGCGAGCACCGAGTGATTCACCAGCACGACGTTGCTCTGGCGTGCCTTCGTCTTCGCGATCTCCGCGAAGCAAATCTCGCCAAAGGGGCAGTTCGCCTTGCCGGGGCATTCGTCCGAAGAGGACACGAGCTTGCGCTGCTGCTGCGGGTCGATCGCGGTGGACAGGTCCTCCAGGTCACCGGAGTGGTCCTCGGCCAGCAGCTCGGTCACCAGCGCGTCCTGGTTGGCGACGGAGCCCGGCGCCAGCTCGGCCAGCTTCGCGCGGCAAACGTAGTTCGCGCGACCCTTCAGGAGCGCCCAGGTAAACGGCACGTCCAGGTTCTCTTCGAGAAAGGGGAGGTCCTTCGCGGCGTACTGAGTTTGCAATGCCTTGGTCGCGGTCGCGATGATCGCCGGGACGCCGGTCTTCACCGCGTGTTCAATCGCCGGGACGAGGCCCGCCAGGGACTTGCCGGTGCCGGTACCCGCCTGTGCGGCCAGGTGCTCGCCGGACGCGAGGGTGGCCTCGATGGCCTCGGCGAGACGCGTCTGCTCGGCGCGGGGCTCGTAGTTCGGCAGCGACCGAGCGAAGCTCGCCTGCGTCTCGTTCCAGCTCATGGTTGGCTCCTCCGGTGGGGTGCGTTAGTAATACTATGAGGGAAGGGGTGCCATCCTGTCAAGGGTTTACCCGCCTGTCCCGCCCAGTGACCTGGATCATGCGCGCGCCGCCCACCAAACGACTGGTCAGGTGATCGCCGAAGTAGTCCTTGAGCGACTTCGGGTGGAGGTTGGTCGTGAAGATCGAAACGCGGCCCTTGGCCTGGCGCTCGTCCAGGAGTTCGGTCATGTTCGCCACGTCGGGCTCGTTGAACTTTTCCCTACCGATGTCGTCGAAGACGAGGATCTCCGGACGCGTGAGGTCGGCGCGCATCTCCTCCATCGCTTCACGGTCACTGTAATTTTTCAGCACCCGTAGTGATTTGTTGGCGGGATGAAACGCGAAACTGCAAAGTTCCAACCCTGCGCGGAGAGTTCCGGTGGCCACGGCGGAGTGGCTCTTCCCGACGCCCACGTGCCCCCAGAGGAGCAGGTCGGTGTCCTGACCCTCCTGAGCCCACTCCAGGGCCTCACGAGGCATCTGGAAGGCCGCACGGAGGGGTTTGGGGGCGAGCCGATGGCTCGCGTCGTAGATTCGGGCCTGATCGAAGAGCCGTTCCTCGACCGGGTCCTCGGGCGGGTAGATGTTCTCGTAGCCCACGTAGGCCGGGTAGATGTCTGTCGGGAGGAAAGTGACGAACTCGATGTCGTGCTCGGTCATTCCTGCACCCCGTAGCGCTTCTTCTCTTCGGGGGTCAGCTCCGCGTTGATCGCGTCGTGCTGCCCGTAATGGCCACCCTGCCACCGATGAGTCGTGCCTGGCGGGGCGTTCTTCACGAACTCCTCGACCGATTGCGGCTGTCGCTCGCCCCGGCGCATCTTGGTGATCTCGTAGTCGGAGAACCGCTTCACGGCGCCCGGCGTGAAGGGCGTGGACGCGTTCTCCACGACATACTTCGCGAGGGTGGCCTCTTCGGTGGCCGTGGTGCCGTGGGCCTTGCGGACCTGGCCCCACGCCTTGACCAGTGCCGTCTTGGTCTTCCGGTAGTTCGGCACATTGGCCTCGGCGGTGATGACCATGACGGCGAAGCCGACCAGCTCGCGGTCGTCCAGGTCGATGGCGTCGCCCTTGAGCGCAGAGGTGGCCAGCGCGAGCAGCTGGTCGAAGTCGGTGCGGAGGGCTTCGTTGTTCAGCTCGGCCGAGTCGCGACGGGATGGCTTCTCCGGCTCGGCGAGGGCAGCTTCGTCGGTATCGGAAGGAGCGAAGCGACTGAAGATACCGGCTGCTTTTTCACTGGGGGAAGGATCTTCTCCTCCTCCCGGAGGGATTATAACCACATGGGTTTCAGTGGGTTCTACATGGGGGACGGATTCAACTCCGCCCCGGGACTCCGTCTTGGGGACCTTCTCCAATGGTCGGGGTCCATCCAACGCGCCGAAGTCGACAGTGCGCCCGGCATTCTTGGCCCATTCGACAATGGATTCCGTCAACCAAATCCGGCCGGACTGGAGACGGACCCAGTGGTCAGGGAAGGTTTTGGTTTCGACGAGCTGACTCACGCGACTCTTGGTCAGGCCGACGAGCGTGGCGATTTCGGTCAGCCCGACAACGGGTGGAGGAGGCATGTCGAAGACCCTACACCTCGGTAAGGATTTCGACTAGCGGAGCTTCTCGTAGAGAATCTCTGGATCTTCGTCAACCCCTCCGAAGGGCATGACGATCGCCAACCCTCATGGACTTGCTCTGGTGGCACCGGGCCGTCGCGACGAGGACTGGTCTCCGGTTGACGATCTGCTCACCGACGAAGCGAGCACTCTCACCGACGAAGTGAGTCCCGCGATCATAGCGTGCCGCCTCCTGTGGCGGGGTAACCGACACCGGGAAAGAGATGAGAGGAATTCGTCCAACAAATGCATTGTATGAATGCATTCCTCGAAGGGAAGGTTTCAATGGCACTCGCAGCTGCTGTCCTCGTCATCGCCCTGGTTCTCCTGGGCTTCGGCGTGTTCGGCGCCCTGAAGATCCTGCTCTGGATCGGTTTGGCCGTCCTGGTCGTCTCGCTCTGTCTCGGCGGCGCCGACCGTGTCCGGGCCCGTCGGAGGCTCTGATGGCCGTTGCTCTCGACTACTCCGCCGGTTTCCCCGGCGGCTCGGCCGTCAAGGTCGCCGCGTCCGGTGTGGTGCGCTACGTCGGCACCCCCGGCCGCACGAAGAACATCACCGCCTCCGAGTACCGCGACATGACCGCCAACGGCGTCGGCGTGGCTCTCGTCTACGAGAACCGCACCGGCGACTCGGCCGGAGGCTACGCGGCCGGGGTGACCGCCGCGCAAGCAGCGCGCGCGGACGCGAACAACGTCGGCTTCCCCACCAACCGGCCGATCTACTTCGCCATCGACTCGGACCAGGGAGCCACCCCACCGGCCGTTGTGGCCGCGTACCTCGACGGTGCGGCGTCGGTGTTGGGCAAGGCGAACACGGGCGTCTACGGCCAGTACAGCGTCATCGAGCAGTGCGTGCCGTCGCACGCGGCCTACGGGTGGCAGACGGCGGCGTGGTCCGGCGGCAAGCGGTCGGCCAAGGCCGCCCTCTATCAGCGCATCGGCACCGTCGTCGTGGGCGGCATCGGATGCGACATCAACGACATCCTGGTCACCGACTGGGGCCAGCACAGCTACGCCGGGGCATCCGGCACTACCACCAGTAGCCAGGAGGATGAAATGGCATTCGGTGCACAGGCAGCGGCCGGAACCGGCCAGCACGTGGACATCGCCACGGTCGGCTGCAAGAACCTGCGGATCCACTGCTCCTTCAACCACGTGGTGAAGGTCAGGGCGGTCTTGTTCTACAAGGACACCGGCGGCAACCCGCAGGGCGACGGCGCTGGCGGGGGTTACGACGGCGAGTTCCGCAAGCCTGCGGAACACTGGGACTGGGCTCCGAACCGTCCGGGCCCCATGGCCATTCCCGCTGGAGCAACCACATGCACCGTCCTGTACGACGCCGACAGCCCCTTCTACGTGTCGGCGGCAGTGGCGTGAACACCGTCTCCTGGGTGCCGGTCCGGAAGATCGCGGCGGTCATCATCGCAGCCGTGGTCTCCGCCGGGCCCCTCGCCATTCTGGACGCCGTGGGCGTCCACATCGATCAGGCGCTGGGCGTGCTGATCGTCGCCGTGCTGACCTCGGCGGCCGGGTACCTGACCCCGGCAAAGTCCGCTGCACCTGCGGATTCTCCCGCGCCACCACCGCCTCCGATCCCACCGGCCGCGCCGCCGGTGGCACCACCGGTTGCGTGATCATGTTGAAGGGGGCTGACTCTCGGGTCGGCCCCCTTCTTCATGCCCTTACGCAGAGTGCGCACATAAGTAATCCGATTCCCCGTTTGTTTAGGGAACTGCATTATGGGACAATCTCGAAAGAAATCGAGCGAGGAGGTGCGCCATGGCTTTGGATCTTGCGATCTCTCGCGCCATCACCATGGTCCACATTCTGGAGCGGGCAGTCCACGACCAGGGACTTTGGAGTATGGACCTGTGTGGCGTCCGAGTCCAGGCCCAGCGCGCAATCGAGGAGGACCGGGTCGTTTTCTCGGCGGAGTTCCCTGAGATGGGGATCATCGAGGATACGACCTTTCCGATGAGCTTGTACTGCCGAGAAGACCTCGTTCTCGTCCGCAATGTGCCTTTCGCCGACCGTGCCGCCGACGAGTCGTTCACCATCGAGTGGACGCTGTCCCTCCCCGCTGGCGTCGCGGCATGACTGTCGTCGCCGAGTCTTTCGAGCCCGTCCGGGAACTGCCGAACGGGCAGAGCGTGTGGTCTCCGCTTGGGGGTCTGTTCGACTTCCAGGCGGAGCACATCGCCGAGGCCTACGTGCGCACCGAGACCCAGCAGGGACTCGTCGCCGTGTGGGACACGGGCCTGGGCAAGACGTGGCTTGCGATGGTGCTGGCCGCCTACCTGTTCGAGGACGGGAAGATCGACCTCGCGATCGTGGTGTCGGAGAAGAACAAGCTCACCGACTGGCGCGACGACTTCGAGCGCTACACCACCCTGTCGGCGCACCGGTACCACGGGACCGGCCGCCAGAAGCGGTTGACGAAAGCCGGTCTGCCGCAGGTTCTGTGCACCACCTACGAGACCGGCCGCAACGAGCTGATGCAGCGCGCCGAGCGGGTGCCCGGTAAGCGCGGTCGCGGCGCGATGGAGGACGGGCCGTTGGTGGACACGCTCGGCCTGCGCGGCAAGCGGGTCCTTTGGGTCTTCGATGAGGTCACGAAGCTGAAGAACCGGTCCTCGGAACTGCACCAGGCGTACAACTACATCCTCGGCCAGCTCCGCAAGGGCCCGAGCCGTCAGCGGGTGATCGGCCTGACGGCGACCCCGTCCGAACGGGACTACTCCGACGCCTACAACGTGGGCCGGATCGTGTGCCCGGAGAAGATGCCGACGGTGACCGAGTTCGAGCGGGTCTTCACCCGGGGCGTCGACTCGTTCGGCCACCTCGTGTTCCGGCGCGACCGGGCCAACCAGTTCGCCGCCCTGTTCCAGGACATCATCCTGCGCAAGCGCAAGTCCGACCCGGACGTGGTCGAGCAGTTCCCCCGCCAGATCGAGAAGTCGGTGCACGTGGCGATGAACGCCGAGCACGCGAAGTTCTACCGGTCGGTGCAGGAGATCCTGCAACCGGCCGACGGCGAGGAGGAGACCCGTTCGTCCGCTCAGATCGAGGCGGACGAGCTGCGGATGTTCACGCTGCTGCGGATGACGGCCGGGCACCCGGCGGCGCACATCCACAAGGACAACCCGATCTCGCTGGCCATCACCGAGGCCGTGGGCCCGAAGGGCCTCATGGCGATCACCTCGTCGAAGACGGAACGGCTGATCGAGCTGTTGAAGCCGCTCGTGAAGGGCCAGGGCGCTCAGGTGGTGGTGTTCACCGAGTACGGCGGTTCCGTGCTGCTGGAGATCGCCAGGGAGCTGCGGGACGCGGGCTTCTCGGTGTCGGAGTACCACGGCGGCCGGTCGCTGCACGCGAACGACGACTCGAAGAACCAGTTCATCAAGGGCAACACGGAGATCCTGCTCGCGTCCGACGCCGCCAGCCGGGGCATGAACCTGAAGAACGCCGAGTACGTCGTGAACTACGAGCTGCCGGTGACGTTCTCCCGCTACCAGCAGCGGATCAACCGGGTGCACCGGATCGACTCGGACAAGCCCATCTGCACCGCGTACTCGCTCGTGCTGGAGGGCACGCTGGAGGAACAGATCATGCACCTGTTCGCCCGGCGCAACACCGACCACGACGTGCTTCTCGGCGACGAGGAGGACGAGACCTCGTTCATCTCGGCCCGGGAGCGTAGGACGATCCTCGCCGCTTGATGAGGTAAGCTCCCACGAGAAAGCCCCCGCGAGCTGCAAACTCCGGGGGCTTGACCGATCCCTTTCTACCCAAGGAGACCGATGACGCACATCGTACCTTCTGGCATGCCCTTCGGCGCAAGCCCCTTCGATCAGATCCGTCGAACTCGACCTGACGGCTCGGAATTCTGGTCAGCTCGCGAGTTGATGCTGGCGATGGGGTACCCCCGGTGGAACGAATTTCAGCATTCGATCAACCGCGCCATGGTCTCCGCTCAAGCCCAGGGACAAGACCCGGGGGAGGTTTTCAGTGTGTCCACTAAAAACCCCTCTGAGCTGGGAGGACGTCCTCGAAAGGACTACCACCTGACTCGCTTTGCAGCTTACTTGGTCGCAATGAACGGAGACCCAAACAAGCCAGAGGTAGCTGCCGCGCAGGCGTATTTCGCGATCCAGACGCGCCGTGCCGAGACCCAGCTCCCCGCCCAGCTCTCCCGCCGGGAGATCTTGGAGATGGCCCTGGAGTCGGAGACGAGGGCCGAGCAGGCAGAGGCGCAGCTGGCGATCGCCGCGCCCAAAGCCAAGATCGCCGAACGGTGGTTGGAGTCGGAGGACTCCATCAAGATCGTCGAGTGGGCGAAGAAGTTCGGCTTCACGCAGAACTACATGTACCAGCTGCTGCGCGGCGCGAACATCATCTTCAAGCAAAAGGACCACAGCGGCCCGAAGCGGTACCTCCACGCGGCGAAGAGGGGCTACGAGCACTGCTTCGAGAGCATCACCGAGTGGAACCCGGACATGCGGACGTGGATCCCCGTACTGCTGATCACGCCCGTCGGGCAGGTCGAGCTTGCCCGCAAGCTGAACCTGCTGCCGGAAGAGCCAGAGGACTGATCAACCCACCCGCCACACCCGGAACACAGCCGGGCGGACGGCCGGGTCCAAGACCCTCGTCGCGTTCTCGTTGTTGTAGAAGTAGGCGCACAAAGTCGCCCCGGCGGTCAAGTACAACGTGGTCGCGGTGGACGAGGAGGTCTGGCCGTCGCCGAACGTCGGTGCCGAGAGCCACGCGGTACCGGCGGCCGGGTTGGACGAAGAGTTGTGGATGCCCACGCCCCAGTTGCCGGTCGAGGAGAAGCCGGTGCCGACGCCCGCGTACGCGGAATAGAGGCCCGCCGTCACGACAGTGAAGGTGTTCGAGCCGTTCCAGGTGATCCCCGAAGCGGCCTGGAGCGCGCCACCGAAGGTGATCCTCGTCGCGCCCGAGGCGGCCACCGTCTGCTGCGCGTTGCTCGTGTACGCGCCACCGATCAGGGTAGTGGCCGCCGTGAGCTGCGATTGGGCCGTGGAGAGGCCCGTCTCCACGTTGGTGATGCGGGTCAGGGTGGCCGGGTTGTCGGCGTGGGTGTGGTCGTTGCGGGCCGCGAAGACACCTGTCCCGACCGCGTTGGAGGAACCCACGCTGGACGGTGCCGTGGACGCCAGGGGCAGCGCGCCGTCGGCGAACGCCAGGGTCTCCACCGATCCGGCCTCGACGGCGCTGGCGACAATGGCCTTCTGGATGGGATCGGTTCGGGTGGTGAGGTTCGTGTTCACCAGGACGAACGTCGAGTTGTTCGACTGGGCGTTGATGGACTCGACGTTGGTGGTGCCGGTCAGGCCGGACACGGTTCCGGTGGAGTCGACCGTGAGTCCGGCCGAGGTCAGCTCGGAAGCGACCCGGCGGAACGCTGACCCCTGCGCGGCGGCACCGGCGGTCAGCACGATCTGGGTGGTGGCCGAGGCGTCGGGGAAGCCGTCGTAGTAGACCTGGGGCAGCTTCATCGCGGAGAACGCCGCCGCCACTCCGGCGAACATGGAACCGGCGTGCAGCGACACGTCAGCGAGGCCGCTCTGGGCGTCCCGGTGGGCACCGGCGAGCATCAGGAGCGTGCCGGGCACCTGCTGCCAGTGCTGGAGTGCCTGGTCGGCCGAGTACAGCGCGGAGACCGGGTGCGGGCATCCGACGACAAGCCGGATCGGGTTCGTGACATCGACCAGGTACAGGCCCCATCCCCGGTCGGTGCCGAACTCGCTGTAGGCCATGACGTAGGACTTCTTGCTGACCGAGTCGACGCCGGAGGTCAGCGTGAAACCCAACGGGGTGAGCAGGCTCGTGGCGTCGGCGCCGGGGATGGCGATCCGGATGAGCCCGGCGACGCCGTTGGTCTTCTCGGTCGAGGTGGGTTCCCGGTACAGCTGGGCGGAGCTGAAGTTGCCGGTGAACTGGGCGATCATCGCGGTCAGGTCGGTGCCGGGCGGCGGCATGGCCGCCACGGCGGTGGACGCGTCGGTCGCGGCTGCGAAGAGACCGTCCTCGATGTGGTTCAGCCGGTCGGCGCTGATCGGGGTGAGGCCTGCGGTCCCGTCCGCCCAGCTCTGCTTGGTGTAGGTCACGCGGTGCCTCCGGGGTAGAGATCAGTGCTCGGGTAGACGTTCGTATCGGGGTAGAGAGTTCCTGATGCCTGCGGGGCCACCGGTACGCCGGACTGGTTGCCGAGGACGCGGAACTTGTACCACCAGCTCCTCGGGATGGGGCTGTTCCAGGTCTGGAACCGGGAATCGTCGTAGATCGATCCATAGTGGTCGTAGGCCATGACGTTCGGGCCGGTCGCCACGAGCCCGGTCCGGTGCGTGATGCCGGACAGCGTGCCGCCGTACCAGGGCCGGATCACCAGGCTGGAGATCGTCGAGTTCGGTTCGTAGGACAGCACTCGCCACACGAGCGACGTTCCGGGCTTCTGGTTCGGGTCGACCGCCGTCGCAGTGGCGGGCGGGAACAGCAAGACGCCGTCGGGGTTGTTGCGGATGTCGAACGCTGGGTAGAAGACGTAGCCGCCGTCGCGGCTGAAGAACCAGAGGACCGGGTCGGCGTACACCGAGAGGGTATCGATGTCCCACTTGTCGGTCGACGGTCCCTTCTGGACGATTCGGGCCCGGTACTTCGGTGCCGAGACGAGCCGTCCCCGGGTGATCTGGTTGTAGGTGAAGGTGTTCTGGTGCGTCACGTTGGCCCATGTCGGGCTCTGAGCGGTCTGTGCGACGTTGGTGGCGTCGGGCGCCCAGTTGAAGGTCCGGAAGCTCGTGTCGAGCGTGTAGGAGGCGCCTCCGGGCCGGGAACCACCGGTGGGGTCGTAGAGGTCGCCTGCGAGTCCGCGCTTGGTGCCGGTCCACTGCTGGCTGCTGGTCGAGAAGAACGTGCCGGTGATCGACCCGTTGACCTTGCCGACCATCACCCGGGGGAAGACGGTCGGGTCGATACCGCCCCGGTTCGCCGGTGCCAGGTTGTAGACGCTGAGGAACTGCACCGTGAGGATCGCGTTCGTCGGCAGCGGGGCAGTGAACAGGGTCGCGCCGGACTGCACGACACCGTTCACCACGATCCGGCCCTGGTAGTCCACGAAGACCTGGTTGTCGTAGTCCAGGCAGAGGATGTACCCGTGGCGGCCGTTGGGCTGCGTCGAGCCGAAGGTCCCGGCGATGTTGCGCAAGTAGACGGTCATCGTGCCGTCCCACACGCCGGTGTCGATCCAGAAGACCGATCCGTTGGCCGCCGCCGTCAGCGGGCCGCCCGTGTCGTCGCGGCCGGTGGTCTCCACGGTCGTGGTGGTGTCCCAGGAACCGGTTGCGTGCCAGGTGTTCCCGACGTTGTCGGTCCACAGGGTCATGCTGGCCGTGTCGACCCAGGCCCCGTTGCCTGCGCGGGGGATGCTCGCGATCGTCGGGCCCGGGAGCGCGCCGTAGTCGGTCGGCTGCCACTTCCAGGAGAGGAACTGCTGGTTGAGGCGTCCCTTGATCCTCGGCATCGTGCGGGCGCCGACCCCGTGCGAGAAGGTGCGCACCCAGGTGCCGTTCAGCGAGATCCGCAGGCTGTACGGCGTGTAGGCGGGATCTTGTCCTGCTGGCAAGGAATAGTCGGCCTGTCCCAACGGGACGTACTTGGTCGGCAGCACCTCGATCGAGATGGTGTCGTTGGCCGCGACGGCCCGTGCGGTGCCGTTGGTGGTGAGCACGTTGGCGCGCGTGCCGGGGAAGGCGTACCCGACGATGTTGTTGAGGACGCCCTGATCGTCGATGTACAGAGGCGAGAGCGCCGCGAGCATGACCTCGGCGGTGGCGCTGCTGCCCATGGTGCCGACCTGGAACGTCAGGGTGCCCCAGGGGCTTCCCACGTCGATCCGGTTGTACTGGCCCTCGGATGTGACCACGGCCTTGTTCGAGGAGATCGCCAGTGAGATCGGGTTCCCGCTGTTGTCCAGCGGAGTTTCCCAGATCTGGCCGCTGTCCATGGTTCCCAGCACTGTCGCGTTGGGACGGTGGAACGTGTCGGTGTAGGCGATCAGCGACGGGGCCGACTGGAAGTCCTCCCACCGGAACGGCAGGGTGCCGGTGCCGTCGTTGACGGTATAGGAGGTGTACCACTCCGCGACGGAGTTAGTGTGCACCTTCATGGAGGACTCGGAGACGATGTACCCGGTGGCTTCCTCGTAGATCTGGACGTACAGCGGGGAAGTCAGGTCCTGGGGAGCGCTGACGCGGGCCGCCGCGTAGATCCGGCCGCCGCCGGGCACCGCGACCGCGCCCGAGGTGATGCCGCCGGAGTCGGCCGGGTTCATGGTGCCCTGCTGCACCATGTCGAAGGTGTCGTTGAGAACCGTGATCGAGTTCCACGTCGTGTAGAAGGCCGTGACGCCATCCCACGTGAGCGGCGGCAGCGAGCGGTCCACCCGGGCCGAGGAGCCGAGCACCTGGTCGACCTTGGGCGTCACCGACAGAACCGCGTCGCCGACCGCGTCCCAGGACGACTGGCTCGGGTCGAGGAAATCGTCGTCGGGCAGCAGCTGCTTGGGGTCCGACTGCTGCGCGGCGAACTGGATCGCGGTGAGGACCCGGTTGCTGGCCATCGGCTTGCTGCGCAGCTCCGAGAAGTACGCCTGTCCGGACACCATCTGGTGGTCGGCGGTCAGCGTCCAGTTCGTCGCGTTGTCAAGGTTTTCGGTGTCGTAGAACAGCTCCGTGTACTGCGGAGTGTCGTCTGTGGACGCATAACTGAGCCGGTACGCCTGAAGCGAGCGCAGGCCGACGAAGTACCCCATCTTGGACTGCGCCTGATAGTCGATCACTTCGTACTGGTGCGGGCCTGCCTGCTCGAACGCCGGGGTGACGTTGATCGGGTGCAGCGGGAGGAAGTTCCAGGCCCAGTAGGAACCGCCGACGCGCGAGCGCACCTCGGCGTCGGTGAGAACCCGGGCGGTGGTGTTGGTGAAGCTCTTGCCGTTGTTGCCGGTGCCGACGTAGACGGTCTGGTTGTTGTTCAGCGCCGTGGCCATGCCGCTGACGGTGAGGCTGTCGTTCAGGCCCGGGACGATGGCCTGCTTGGCGCTCTGGGTCAGATCGGTCGGCGTGCCGGACACCCACATTCCCTGCGGGAAGGTCTGCACCTGCTTGTTGATCGGCTTGTAGACCTCGTACACCTGAGGCGAGAGGTTGCAGAACTCGAACTTCCACCACTTCGCCTTGGTGGGGTCGAAGTACATGTATCCGGACCTGAGCACGAAGTCGCGGAGGATGGGCGTCCAGCTGAGGTCTGCGTACCGGTCCGGCGCGCCGCCGATCATGCCCGATCGGTAGTCGACGGTCCAGAAGGTCGGGTTGTAGCGCAGGAGCGCGTTGTCGGTCTTCGGGTCGTTGACGCCCATGAAGGTCGACGCGAGGACGTAGGGGTCCGGGTCGGCCAGGAAGTCGATCGAGATGTCGTCGGTGAGCACGTCGTCGACCTTCAGCACGAAGTCGCTGAGGGTGAAGTCGCCGGTCTGGGGTGCGAGCTGCTGGAACCCTCCGAACCGCAGTGTGCTCACCGAATCCTGAAGGGGCACCGAGACTTTCTGCGAGTTCGAGTACCGCAGGATGGTGCCGACGAGCACGTTCATCCGCAGGTTCGTGCCGTCGTAGCCAACGGTGAACGTCATGGGGGTGGCCGGGTCGAAGGCGTCAATCGGCGTCAGCAACGAATCACCGTGCACTGTGGACAGAAGCAGTCCGGCCGGGGTCATCGCGATCAGGAACTCGCCGCAGTCGAAGATCGGGCTGTCGGTGGACTGGGTTCCGTTGGCGAACTTGAAGTTGAGCTTCGCGCCGATCCACCACGAGTGACTCGGCTGGAAATCGATGGCGGTGTTGTTCACATCGACGAAGGCGATGGTGCCGACGGGGGCGGTCGAGTGCAGCACATCGCCCGAGATGCCCTGGTCGTTGTGCACGATCGCCACACCGTCCGGCAAGGGATCCGACGGTGCGCGGAAGGCCGAGGTGGGGTTGTCGTTGGAGTAGTAGAGGTTGCACGTCGGTCCGTTGTAGAGCGGGTCGATGTAGAACCGATCCAGGACCTGGGCGTCTCCGCCGTCGTCGCGGCCGTCCACGTAGAAGTTCACCACGGCCCACGGGATCGGCTGTGGCTGGCTCTTCCAGACGGTAGTGAGGGCGTTCTGGTCCGTGGCCGGGGGCCGCAGGACGTTCTTGGCCTCGTTCACGCGCACGGAGAAGTTGACCACCGAGCCGAACAGGTCGGTGGTGGAGGCGAAGGTGTCCCGCGTCGCGGAGTCCGGGTTCGGCGGCTGGTAGGGCACGTCGCCCAGGCTGCCGACCGAGTAGCCCACGTAGAAGTTCCGGACCGCCAGCGAGTAGTCGACCTTCTCGCCGAACGGGCTCGTCGGAGCGTTCCCGTCGGTGGTGCGGGTCAGCAGGATCCGGATGTTGTCTGTCTCGATGGGACGGATGGAGAACTCGGCATCACGCCAGTGGTTCGAGAAGCTGTGCTGCGGGTGCAGGTGGCCGGTGATGGAGCTGATCAGTGGAAGCACCTGTGGTGCGGAGTCGACCACTCGGTAGGTGATCGGCACGGGGTTCGCGTACGCGCCTTCGAGCATCGGCACCCACGCCCGGACGCCGTTGTCGTAGTACTCGACCATCACGGAGTGCGGGAAGATCGCCACGTCGAAGGAGATCTTGTTGATCGTCCTGGTCGAGGCGAGGGTGATTTGCAAGACTTCGGTCGTCGTGTCGGTGGCCGGTCGTGTGGGTGTGGACCAGAACCGCTGGGTGTCGGTCGACTGCTGCGCCTGAGTGCTGCTGCCGCTCTGCGCCACCGCACTGTTGAGCGACGCCATGGACATGTTGTCTGTCCATGTCGGAGCGACTGAGCTGCCATTGGGCGAGTTGGCGGGAGTGGTCATGCTGGCGTCACCACCGTGGCCGTGTTGATGGAGCTTCGTGTCGGCGCGTACGGCATCGCGGTCATCACGCCGTCGTCGACCACACGGGCCGACAGGGCCTGCCCTGGCGTCATCGACGCGTCAGCGGCCTGGTAGGAGTGCGACGTGCCGTCGGAGTACACCACCAGCTCGTCATCGGTGGAGGAGATGACCGTTTCCCCGTTCAGTGCGTAGGACTTCGCGGCGGTGATGTCGTTGTTGTAGGACCACTCCTCGCCCTGGTACTGCGAGAAGGGCGGTCGCTGCTGGGGCAGCACCGGTGGCACCTCTTGCTGCGTCGACCCGTACGAGGTGCTGGTCTGGTACGGGTTGTACGAGAGGTTCGGGTTGATCACGATGTTCGGCGTGATCTCCCAGTACTCCGAGGACGCCGCCACGTTCCGGATGTTGATCGGGACGCTGATGCTCAGGCCCGAGTTGTCCACAGTGAACTGTGACCCGGCGGGCTTGAAGACGTTCATCACCCGGACCAGCTCGTACTGCTCGTCGATCGACAGCGGGCGCTTCGGGTGCAGCACGAAGTCCGACCGGGTGCTCTGCCCGGTGCGGCCGATGAACAGCTTCGTGGCACCGCCCCAGTCGCCCCAGGTGCGCTTCTCCATGGCGGAGAAGGTGCCGATGTTCGTCTGGAGGAAGTTCCACGAGTAGGTGAGGGTGGAGCTGTTCATCAGCCCGGAGTTCTGCTCGTCGAGCCAGTCCCAGGCCTCGTACACGTCGACATCGATGTTGCACAAGGCCTGGGCCATGGACTTGATGCCCATGATCGACGCGCCCCAGGGGATGGTCTTGGCGAACTTGACCAGCCGCTCGCGGTAGCTCGCGTCGCGCGAGTGCAGGTCGTCCCACTCTTCCGAGCTGGCCGCGTCGCTGTAGGGGTCGAAGGAGAAGTTCGGCTGCAACTCGGCCTTGGTCCGCTGGATGCCGAAGAGGGCTCCGTAGAACCGATCCAGGTCCAGGAAGTGCATTCCGTTGAATCCATTTTGGAGCCTGGCCACAGCCATCTGCTTGCGCAGGCCGCCTGCACCGGACGCGCCGAGCAAGACCTTCAGCAGCTTCACCAGATGCGAGGTGTCGCGCAGGTCGTAGATGTTCGGGTCCATGTGCCCGAGCCGGTCCATCACCCGGCGGTCGGGGACGATCGGGTCGGACACCGTGATGACGCCCTGGCTGATCTGCGGCTGGTTCGTGCCCAGCTGCATGCTCATCAGGTCTTGCGCGGCCGAGCTGGTGAAGCTCTCGAAGAAGCTCGGGACGTTGGCGAAGAGGTTGTCGGCCATGTCACGCTCCCGTCATAAACGTGTTCCTGGCCCTCTGGATAACGCGCAGCGAGTTGAAGATCGGGTACTGGGCGTCGGAGAACGACACGTCGATCGCCCGGCCTCCGGTGGCGTAGACGCTCGTCTGCGTCGTGCCGTCGTAGGGGGAGATGGCGCACATCGCATAGGACGACGAGTCGTCGGTGCTCGTGAGGAACCGCACGTTGTCCACGCCCGGGACATTGTGGACGGTCTGGAGCACGTCGGAGACCTGGAGCTGAGCGTTGAAGCCGATGCTGTTGACCATGGCCGACAACGCGGTGCTGATGGCCGTGTTCACCGCCGTGGGGTCGTAGGCCCTGCTGTAGACGATGGCGAAGTTGAACTTGATCGGCACCCGCTTGCCCGCGTGCGCCTTGGCGTCGGTGCCCACGAGCCGCCACTGGTCGATGGCGTCCTGCACCATCCGGGCGACCTTGTTGTAGGTGTAGGAGATCGAGAAGGAGGAACCGTTCGCCGGGACGCGCGAGGTCTGCCACAAGAGCCCGTAGGCGCTGTTGGGGGCGAGACCGAAGGCGTCGTTGCGGCGAACGATCCAGTAGTCGGTGCCGAGGGTGTACGACGTCGAGGCGATCGAGAGGGTGCTCGGCACGCTGAGGATCGGGCCGAAGGCGAGCGGGACGAAGATGAACCCGTTGGGCGGTGTGGGGGTGGTGACGTTCGACGACTCGAAATACGCGTTGTAGTACGCCGACCCGGCCGTGGTGTTGTTGAACGTCACCGCGTTGCTGAACACGACGCTCTGCGTCGCCACGGTCGGCACCGAGCCGTTCACGTACACGTCGATGCGGTTGTTCACCGCGCCGTTGGCGAACCGGGTGTTGCCGGGGTCGTTGCGGCTCGACTGCGGGATGTACTCGAAGTCGAGGTCGTAGAGGCCGTTCGGCATGTTCGCGCTGATCGAGGAGACGATCGCCGAGGCGTTGCTGCGGTCGCTCGGGTTCGACGGGGCGAAGGTGAAGTCCGCGCCCGGGATGAGGAAGCTGCCGCCGTCGATGTCTACGCCGCAGTAGACGTTGCTCGCGTAGATGTAGGCGGCGTTCTGCACCGTGGACGTGGCTGTCCCGGAGACGAGCTGGACCTGCTCCCGGTACCGCTTGCTCGACCCGATGACGTTCACGGCGCTCACGGCGAACGTGGAGGGCGTTGCGGGGTCCTGGAGCACCGACTGCGCGATGGCCGTGTACATGGCCTGGGTGCCCGCCAGGGACCGGAACACGGTGGCCTTGAAGCGGGCGCGCAGGTCGTCGTCCGTCTCCTGGCCCGAGCCGCCGGAAAGCGGGTTGGCGTTGATGCACGTGGTGACGCCGTTGACCGAGGAGGCGATGGTGGTCAGCAGACCGGCCGCGACGTTGCCGGATGCTCCGGCCGTGACCGCCTGGACTGGTACGTCCACCGAGAGCTGGCCCGGGTTGAGGATGCTGCCGACGGTGGTCTGGACGTAGACCACTGGGTTGGTCTGGGCGAGCACCTGGGTGCCGGGAGCGATGACGGCCGCCGTGGTGGCGGCGAACTGGTCGTTGGGCCGGGTGAAGGTGACGACACCCTGTGCGCGCTGGGCCGGGATCCGGGTGATCCCGAACAAGGCGCAAAAGTCATCGAGGTCGCCGCCGACCTTGGAATCGATGTCGTACTGGTAAGTGATCAGGTGCTGATCGGAGTAGGCCTCGGCGATGGCTTCGCCGACCGCGTCGAGGATCTTGCGGATCGGCGTGCCGATGGAGGTGTCGAGGTCGGGCTCGCTCGCCTGGAGCGCGGCGACCATGTTCGCGACGACATCGCTCGTGCTGGGCATTTTTACACACTCACCTGGTTGGAGACGGTGACCGACTCACGGGCGAGCGTGGTCAGGGTGGCGGACAGGTAAATGGTGTCGAGCAGCGTGCGGACGGTGATGTTGTCGACGCTGCGGACCACGTCGGATGTGTCGTAAACCCCTTGCACGTCAACAACAGTATCCCGCAGAACCGACACCTGCTGGAGGATGATGTAGTTCTGGAGCACGCGGTTCACCTCGGCCTGGACGAGCATCTGCATCTCCGGCGAGATCACCTGCCCCAGGTAGGACCGGATCGTCGATCCGTAGGCAGGGTGGAACCGGTCGAACCCGTACTCCTCGGTGAGGGCCAGTGTGAGGTCCTGCTTGATCCGCGCGGCGCCGGTGTACGTCAGGTATTGGCCAGTGCCGTTGATCGCCAGGTCCCCTTGCACGAGAGCAAGAGATTGCATCGGACCTCCCTTCACTTCTTATCTGCCCCATGCAGGGCTGCTGACAGGCCTCAGTTCGGTCCGATGCGGCGCAGCTGGAGGCGGGTGCGGACGCCGAGGTTGATCGCGTTCATCGTGACGACAGCGGTGGAGAAGAACTGCCAGTAGATCTTGTCCCCGGCCACGAACAGCACATCGTTCTTCGCGTGCACCCAGGTCCCCTCGCCCGTGTTCACGCTCACTCGTGCGTCGGATGCGAACGAGTTCGTGCCGACGACAGATCCGTTTTTCATGATCTTGCAGGCGAAAACCTGGCCCGACTGCGGTGGGATGTTGCCGTGCAAATCGCATTGGTAGCGGCCGGATACGGGGATCGTCGTGTAGGCATCGCCGGTGCCGGACAGGTTGCCGATCCAATTGCCGTAGGAGTCGCCCACCGTCCATGCCCAGGTGGCCTGGGCCGTGTTGTTGCCGGTCGCCAGCGCCTGGTTCGCGGTGAGGTTGATGGTGATGCGGGTCGACTGCGGCTCCGGGTTGAGCACCGTCCACGCGGTACCGTTCCACTGCTCGACCGTGTTGGTGTCGTCGCGGTAGACCGTCAGATTCACTTCCGGCCTGACAATGGAATCCCGGTCCGCCTGCGTGAGCACGTTGTAGACCGGACCCGGCCGCAGGGGCGTGCCGACGAGCTGCGCGAAGGCCCAGTCGTTGCCGAGGGACCGGTCGACGAACCAGCTCTCGCCGACCTGGGGCGGGATTCCCTTGTACCGCAGGTTGGTGCGGTCGATCTTGAAGGTCTGGGAGAGCTGGTCCCGGACGATGGCCACGTTGCCGTCCACGGACATCACCGAGACGACCTTCCACGCGAGGCCGTAGGCGGTGGTCCCGGCCGAGACCGGTTGCATGGGTCCGGTCATCACACGGGTCCCTTCACGGGGTGCGCCGGGCCGTTGTTGACCGGCGTGGCGAGCGGCGTGTAGGTCGGGTACTTCTTGCCGCCCAGCGGCAGCAGGCCGAACACGTCGTTCTGCTGCTGGGTGATCCGCGCCGGGGCGTTGATCTTGGCGTAGGTGCGGAAGTAGCCGTCCGGGCCGAACTGGATCTGGTGATGCACCTCGGTCACGTACGCCTGGAAGTTGAACTCCGGCAACCGGAGGATCATGCCCGGCCACAGCTCGGGCATGAACGTCATCGGCACGTCGGCCTGGAACTGGTCCGCCCACCGGCGCATGAACAGGAACAGCGCCATGAAGAACTCCGGCCGCCCCTGCTGCACCGCCGGGATGTTGACCAGGTTCGGCCTGCCGCCGAAGCGACCGAGGTACTCGTCGAGGAACTGCTGCGTCGCGTCCTGGCCGAAGAGCGCCCGGAAGATCTGCGGGAAGTCCATCGTGGCCACGCCCTGGCTGGCCAGTTGCCAGTAGAGGCCGCCGCCGGTGGCTTGCTGCGCCGATCCGTCGCTGGCGAGCATCGAGTACCCGAGGGGCGTGCCGACTACGTACTGGTGGGTGACGATCTGCTGATCCGACCAGGTGACGGTGAAGTCCATCAGTTCGATCGCGCGCACGTCCATCTTCGCGGCGATGCCCCAGAGGTCGAAGTAATCGGGGAACCAGGCCATGAAGTCCCCGTTGGGAGCACTGCAATAGGCGCGCATCGAGGCGGCCATGATGTTGCCCAGGAACGGCAGGAACGGTTCGTCGTTCATCATGGCCCGGGGCCCCGCGAGGACCTGGCTCGCCATGTCCGGCTGGAAGCCCCACGTGTACACGTTGACCAAAGCGTTGAACACGTCGTCGGCGCTGTTCGACGTACCACCAGCACCGCCGGTGGTCACCGCTCCTCCGTCCACAGGGAATTCGTTCGGGTCTGATGTGGACACCGAGTAGCCGAGGATGCCCTGGATCTTCTGCGCCGCTGCGGGGGTGGTGGCTGCGTCGCTGTAGTTCACGCCCGGCAGCAGACCGCCATCGGTGAAGGCCGTTCCCGCCTTGGAGATATTCACCTGCTGGGCAGCGGGGACGCCATTGGTATGCGCGGCGGCTGTCCACCCGTTGCCCAGCGACACCTCAACGTGGCCGGTGCCGATGAAGAGCACAGCCCCCTTGACCGCCTTCGCCGTCTCGGCATCGATGATCTTGCACTTGGGACGCTCGGTGGCCACGGTCGATCGGGGCGCGATCAGTGGCTGACCGACTGCCCGGTAATAGGCCACGTCCACAAAGGACGAACAGTCGAGTGTCTTCGGGTCCGGCGAGTTGAAGGGGTCGTCGCCGCCCTCGCGGTAGAGGATGTGACCCGGGGGGTTCGCCTTGATCAGGTTGTACGCCTGCGCGGCGACGTTGCGGCCGGTCGCCCCGCTCGGGGCCGGGCTGCTGACCTTGGATCCGGTGAAGGTGCCCGCGTTCTGCCCGGTGGACATGATCTTCGCGACCATGGCCTCCGCCGGTGCCTCCTGCTTGGCGTATTTGTCTGGGGCAGCCGACCGTTGCACGGCCTGGCACGTGAGACCGAAGTCGGCGGTAGTGTAGTTGGGCACCTTCACCAAGGCGTCGAAGAACTTCCCCGCCGAATAGTTCACGTCCATGATCTGCGCGACGGTGCCCCAGCCCTGCGAGGGCCGCTGCTGGAAGACGCCGACGGAGTCCCGGTCGCCGAAGGCGAGGTTGTGCAAGCCGGACTCGACGATGCCGGTGGCGATGCCCTGCGCGGCGGCGCGGGAGGCGAGTCCTCGGCTGGCGGCCACGTTGTAGATCGTCGCCGCGATGTTCGCCTGGGTCTGGTCGATGGTGAGGCCACCGTACGAGCCCGCAGCGAGGGCACCACCGCCCTGAATCGGTCCGCTGATCCCTCCAGTCGAGGAACTGCCGCCGAGGGTGCCGATGAGCTTGCTCTCGTCGGCCGCCGCGATGATGGAGTCGCCGATGTCGGTGGCGAACTTGTACCAGTCGGTCGGGATCGCCCCGATGTGGATCTTCTCTTGCGGCCAGCTGATCACCTGGGTGAGAAGCCGGATCGCGAGGTCGCGGAGTCCGCCGTCGGCGGGTGCGGTGTTCGTGGCGGTCGCCTGCGCGGGCTGCTGGCCGGTCGCGGTGCTCGTCCCGGCCGCCTGCTGCCATCCGTGGACGAGCTGCGATGCGGCGGCCGAACCCGAGTCCCAGTACCAGAACTGCAAGCGCTTGAGCGTGCAGCTCGCCGACAGGTCCAGCACGCGCGGCCAGACGGAGAAGACCGGGCCCTCGTTCATGTACCCGGAGAACACGCGCACGTCGGCTCCCACGCGGCGCATGGTGACCACGATCCGGTCCATCGGGCGGATGAGGCCGTCGTACTTGCGCTGGGCGTTCTGGAGCTGGAAGTGGAACGTGTGCACCGCGTTCGTGCGGATGGTGAGGTCGCAGGCCACCAAATCCTCACTGATATCAAGGATTTCCGCCTTGCCCTGCTTGTTGGTGACGGAGATGTACGCCTTGACGGACGGCGAGTAGATGAACGTGGCCACATGCGCCTCCTTAGAATGGCCGGTTGACGCCCGGCGAGGGCTGGGGACCGGTGATGGTGCCGGGCGCGAGCGGGATGTCGGGTACCACGGGCTGGTTGGCGGGGTTGTCGTAGAAACTGTTGCCCGAGGCGTTCGGGTCGTTCACGGCGACCGAGCCGGGGTAGAAGAACTGCGCCGCGTCGTCCTTCTGCGTGATCCCGTAGTCCGGCTGGGACACCGAGTTACCGGTGCCGGTGAAGGTGGTCGTGTCCAACGGGTCGGTGACCGAGGCGAAGGTGACCGCCGGGAGGAAGACGTTTGAACCGGTGTGGTCCTCGTCGATCACGCCGTCGATGGGCACTCCGAGCCGCCAGAAGCCATAGGCGGGCACCGACACGGCGACCGAGTTCTGGCTCACGCCCGAGGACGAGCCGATGTAGGCGCGCAACCAGTCCATGACTGGCTTCTGCTCCGCATAGCCGATCAGCTCGAAGGTGACCGTGAACATGCCCAGGGCCCGCTGGTGCGGGTAGAAGGCGCGGTTCTCGCGCGCGTGGCTCTCGGTGGCGATCACGTCCCAGGCGTAGGAGATCCCCCGCGCCCGGGTCTGCAAGAGGTACCCGGCTCCGGACCGCACGTAGGTCAGCGTGCAGTTCGATTGCCCTCGTGTCGTGACGGTGCTTCCTGCCATCACCCCACCTCGGCAGTGGGGATCGGCCGGAAGGTCGGGAAGAGGTAGTCCTCCAGGTCCGCCCGGGTGATGTTGTGCGCGATGCCGCCGTCAGTGAAGGCGAAGCCGCCCATGTCCACAATGGCGTCGCCGCTGCGGTTGAGCGGCGCGGGCATCGACACGACGGTGTCCGCGCCCCAGATGTCGTTCGTAGCCATGACTCAGCCTCCTGCCGTGGGCGGTTGCCCTTGTGCCGCTTGCTGGAATTGTTGCAGGACGAGACCGTGGATGGTGCCATCGGCGGTGTTGGCGAGCGACGCCGCGAGGTCGGCGACGGTCATCTTCCCGTTGTAGTCGCTGCGCTTCCAGCCGAGCCCGCTGGACAGCCGGTCGATGAACTGGTTCTGCGCGACCTGCTTGAGCTGATTCGTGTTGTCCTGCTGGATGAACAACGTCAGCGTGTAGCCGTAGGAGTATTTGCCGGTCTTGTGTTCGACCGTGGCGGCCGGGTTTCCCACGTCCCGCAACGACTTCACGTAGACGGTGAAGTCCCAGTTGTGGGTGTCGTCGGTGTAGACGAACCGGTGCGGCGGGTGCATCGGGGTCTTGTCCGCACCGGACAGCTGCGCGGCCGTGGGAATGGCCGACTGCTTCGCCACCAGCCCGGCCATCTGCTTCTGGAAGGCCTCCGCCAACTGCCACGACTCCCGGCGGTTCTGCCGGTCCTGCCCGAACAACCCCTGGATGGTCATGTCGCCCATCGTGACGCCGTAGACCTGCACCACACGGCCGCCGACAGTGGGGATCACCGAGGCGTCCACGCTGTAATTCCACGACACCTGGGAAGGGTTGATGCGGAAGGTCACTCCGCCGAGGGAGGCAAGACCCATGATCAGCCTCCCGGCTGCGGCGGCACACCCGACGCCGCAGCACTGTCGATGTTGACGTTCCCGCTGCCGGTGGCCGTGAACAGCCGGGCCGCGTCGGGCGACAGCGAGATGGTGACCTTGCCGCTGCCGCTGCTGTTGTCGGTGTTCGTCTGGGCGCCCTTGACCGGGTTGTCCTTCGCCCACTGGTCGGCATTGTCACCGAAGTTCTGCGACTTGGAGGAGTCCGGCATCGAGCCGATGTTCGTGTCCTGGACACCGGTGATCTCGGTGAGCTTCTTCCCGTTCAGGTTCGAGTCGGTGGAAGCAACCGAGACGCTGCCCTTGGTGATCTGGTCCGGGTAGTACTTGATCGCGTCGGCGAGTGAGACGACCTTGTCGCCGTCCTTGGACTGCACTCGGATCTTGGTGCTGGTGTCGCCGCCGAACCGCTCGATCGCGGCCTCGATCCCCGGGTCGGAGAGACCGTTGTTCCCGTGGGCCTTCTGCAAATCTTGGTATGCGGAAAGACTTTTCTGCTGCTGCTGCTGGGCTCCGGTGAGGTTGGCGCTGGTCTTGGATGCCGCCGCCTTGCGGTCGGCGTCACCCACGCTGGAGTTGAACTGATTGAGCCAGGACTGGAATCCGGAGCTGGTGTTGCCTTTCCCGAGAGAGGTCACCGCCGTCTGCTTGGCCACATCGTTGATCTGCTGCTGACCGCCCTTGCCGGACACCCAGTTGATATACGCCTCGGCAACCTTCTGCGATGACGAGTTCTGGTCGATGCCCGCGACCCCAGCTTGCTGCATAGCCATAGCCATCGCCGGGGTATTCCACTCGGGATTCTGAATCAGCTGGTTGGCGACATCGTACTGCGCTCCACCGGACTGCTGGACCTTGTCCGCACCACCCTTGGCCGCCATGAGCTGGTTGAGCTGCTTCTGCACGCCAGAGGAGGCGGCCGAGTTCATCATCGTGTTCGTGAGCGCTCGCTGAGATGCCATCTGCGGCATGACGTTGCCCTGCGCAGCCTGGCCCTGTACCTGGCCCGGGGTCATGCCGATCATCGACGCGCCTGCGTACTGGAGGACCGGGTTGGTGAGCACGCCCGCGCCGTAGGAGACGCCCGCGAGGTCACGGTTGTTGGAGGTCATCATCGTCATGGCCCCTGCGAGCGTTGAGGCGCTCGCTCCTGCGCCGCCCTGGAGCGCGGACTGGTAGTTGCCGACGAACGTCTTACGGAGCGCCTCGGCGCTCTGAGAGGTCTTGGAAGCCGCCTGGGAGACCTTTTGCAGGCTCTGGGTGAGCTGGTCGAGGTTCGTCTGCCCGTACTGGGCGCCGAGCTGGTTGTACTGCAAGCTCTCATCGGTGGACATGCCGAGATTCTTGTAGTTCTGCGAAACGAAATTCAGGTTCTGATCCCGCTGCTGGCCGGTGAAGCCGAGTTGGCTGACGCCCTGGAACGCCTGGCGGGCGCTGGCCTCGTCCATGCCGCCCAGGCTGAACCGGTTGCTCAGCACGTAGCCCTCTTCGGCTGCGCGGTTGGCGAAGCCCGAGGTGACGTTCGCGTTGGCGCCGGTGCCGCCGCTGAAGAATGCGCCGAGCGCGTCGATCGGGCTGCCCATGTTGTCGCCCGCGTAGATCGACTGGTACCGGTTGTTCGCCGCTCGCTGGTCGGTCAGCCACGTGGCGGCGTCGTTGACGCCCTCCGCCCCGGCGACGATGCCGCCGATGACCGGCGCGCGCTTGAGCATGCCCATCGTGCCGAATTGAGCGAAGTTGCCCGCCATCTCACTGTTGGAGGCCGCTTTCGCCCGCTGTGCCGCCGTGGCGTTGGAGTGCTTGCCGATGCTTCCGCTGCCCACGTACTGGTGGGCCAAGTTCGCCGCCCCGGCACGCATGCGGCTCTGGAGATTCCCGTAAGAGACCCAGCGGTCGTTCTGCTGTCGCGCCTGGGGGAGCTGGTACCCGCCGTGGCCGCCTCCACCGCCATGTCCTCCTCCACCACCGCCACCAGTCCCACCGCCGCCACCGCCACCGACGAGGCCGTCTTGCAACGAACTCATGAGCTGGCTCAGCTGGGTCTGGTTCTGCGCCTGCATCTGCCGGATGAAGTTCGACATCGACTGGTGCCGGTCGCCCATCTGGCCCTGGGTGTCGCGCATCAGCTGGGCGAGGTTCTTCACCTCTTCCGTCATCTGCCGGGCCGCCTCGGCGATGGCCTTGGTGCTCTCCAGGACCGAATCGGTGTCGCTGGGCCTGCCCGACTTCACCGCACTGTTGGTCGCGTCGCCGTAGCCGAAGATCCCCTTCAGCTGGTCGAAGAACTGCTGCTGGCCCTCGACGATGCTGACGCGCACAGGACCGCCGCCCGCACCACGCAGGCCGAAGTCACGAGGCGAGTCCGGCGGCTTCCCGGATGCCTGCTGTTGGTTCGCCGCAGCCGAATTGCGCGCGTTGAGACCGTCCTGCGCCTGGCGCTGACGTTCCTCCCGGGATGCCACCACGTCACCTCCATCCTGCGTCCGGGTCCACCGTGACGGAACCGGCGTCGAACGAGCCCTTGCTCATCGATCGCACCTGTTCCATCAGGGACTCGTACTCGTCTCGGGCGTCGCTTGGAGACTTCCACTCGACGGCGGAATAGTCGATCAGTGTGCCCTCGGCGATCGGTGTGTCGTCCTCGACCACGTCCGGCTTGAAGTACTCGGGGAACAGCGTCTCCAAGTCGCCGCGCCCGGAGGCGACGATGGCTTCCTTGACCCGGCGCAGGTCCCGCTGAGCCTGCTCGTGGGACTGTTTGCGCAGGGAGAGCTGTTCGAGGTAGTCGAGGATGATCGATCCCTTGTGCTGCACGACAGACAGGTGCCGACCTGTCAGCAAACCCTGTCTTTGGGCCAACCGAAGCTCACCAGCGAGCCAGTCATCGACTCCGGTCAGCCCTACGCTTTTCCCATGGCCTGCAACGTCTCGAACACCTCGTTGTCCAGTTCGAGGCACTTCTCGTGGATCTTGTCGACCACCTCGCGCCGGAGCGTGTCCGACACCCACTGGAACCGCTGCTGGAGCGCGGTCTCTTTGGGGTCGGTGGTGATCGGCTTCGGCAGCTCCTTGCCGTCGATGGCCGTCAGATAGGCGGCTACCTTGGCGAGAGTGAAGGCCCGTTCGAGCATGACGGTGTCGTTGAAGGGCTTGACCACCAAGCCCATCTGGAGGAACTCGGTCTGCGTCGGCGTGGAGATTGTGAACGAGTGTCCGAAAAGCTCGAAGGAATCGGTAAGCGCGCCCACGTAGAGAAGCCCGCTGAAAGGGTCCTTCCACCGGGCGTCGAACTCAGGAATGTCCTCCACGTAGTCCGGATCCGTGATGTCCGGGACCGGCTCAGGCTCTTCCTGCTGCTGCGGTTCGGCGGGCGGAGCCGGTTGCTGCAAGGTCGGGAGCGACATCGCTGCGTTGAACGCTGCGTCGTCCGCGAACGACTCCGTCATCGGTACCTTCCATTCACGTAGTCACATTCGTCACAATGCACTCGAATGCGTGTATGCGACGACGATTCCCTTCGTCACCGCCAGGGCTCCGACGGTAATCGTGTCGTTGTCGGAGATGTCGACCACGGTGCAGTTGTGGTAGTTCTTCCCGCGCGGACGGCCACCGCCCGGAGGCTGGATCACCGTCTGGCAGGTCACGTACGCGGGGTTCGCGGCCAGCACCTGGAACACGTCCACGATGTTGCTGGTGCCTGCCAGGCCGAACAGCTGCTCCCACACCCACGTGTTCCACAGCTCGCGGATGGTGAGGTTCAGCGTGCCGCCCGCGAGCACGCGGGAAGTCGCGATCTCGATGGGGTGGCGCTCGCCCAGAGGCTGAATGAACTGGTACCCCTGACCGGCGTCGGAGAAAGCGCGCTGGCCGCTGTCCTCGACGCCTTCGAGGAAGGCGATCGGGTGTCCGTTGTACGAGAACGTGGTAAAACCGCTGCCGACTACGCGGACCTGAGTATTGGGCATTGTTCAGCTGCTCCTATCAGGCCGCAGTGCTTGTGCTGGTGAGGTCGGTGGAACCGCTCGTGGTGTCGACGGTGAAGTTGACCAGGATGTAGTTCAACGGCCACGTCGGCTTGTAGGCGAACATGACCTCGATGACCGTCGGGTCACCCGAGGGCGGGTTCTGTTCGCGCACTGCGAGGTTGTTGTAGTCGTTGATGACCCCCGTCGACTTCGCTGTCTCCAGCGCGCCGGACACGATGGACTTCACCGACAAGGCGGTGTTGTCGTCGATCGGGATACCGATCAGCCCGGCCGACTGCAACGAGTCTTCGAGCAGGTTGTATAGCGAGTCCTGCGCCCGGACCAGCGAGATCTCGCGGGTGAGCACGCCGCCCGCGTAGTTGGTCGTCAGACCGTGCCGGATGATCAGGGCGCCGTTGCGGGCCACCTCGGTCACCGTGACGCCCGCCGAGGCGAGCGTGTTCTTGTTCGGGGTCGTGAGGGCCTGCTGGACGGTTGTCGGGATCCCGCTGAAGCCCGCGAGGTACTTGCGGGTGAGCGGCATCTGCGGTGTCTGCCGGGCCAGCACGCCCGCGTAGGCGGCAGCCAGGTAGAAGCCGTCCAGAGTGGACGTGGAGTTGGTGTAGCCGTTGTAGTAATTCAGCTGATTCGGCCACGCCAGCACGATGCGCTTGGACGCAACGGACGCCAGGGTCACCACATCCGACGTGGCGGCCACGACCGACTGGTCGAAGCCGACGATCGCCATCCGCAGTGCTCGGTTGTTCGCGTCGGCCAGCAGGGCCGCGTTCAGGGTGGCGAGCATGCCACCCAGCGCCGACAGGCTGGTGATGCCGTCCCAGAGGGGCACGACCACGTTCACCGAGGTGTTCGAGCCCGCGAGGAGCTGGTACGCCTGGGCGAACTGGTTCGCCACGGTTCCCTGGGTCGTGTCGAGCGCGATGGCGTAAATCCGTTGCGCGCCGTTCTGGATTGCCACCTGCGCGGCCATCGAGAGCGGGCTCACCAGGTTGCCGGTGGCCGGGTCGAGCGCCGGTCCGTAGGTGTCCTGGAAGGACGCGAAGTCCTCGAAGTAGTTGAGCGAGTGGTAGTTCACGTCTGTGTACTTATACGTGACGGTCACCTGGGGGAAGCCGACCTCGATCGCGCCGCCAGACGACTTGGTGATCGTCGTGACCGACTTGTCGACGCCCGCCGTGGTGTCGGTGGTGATCGAGTAGTCGTGGGGGACCGACGTGTCGTCCTTGACGAACGTGTGCGGGATGCTCTGCCCGCTCGCATTCGGGTCGGTGACGTACCCGGTGACCACGATGGAGGCCGCGTTGATGCCCTTCTGCGTCAGCACGGCTGACGTGGTGGACGCGAACGACACCGTCTCGGAGAACGTGTGGTAACCCACCCCGGAGCCGATCAGGCAGATGACCGTTGGATCAATGCCCACCGGCACGAGCGTGGGCGTAGCGCCCGCGTCCACGTACACGTCAGGCGGCACATAGCTGGCGAAGTCGACCAATGTGATGCAGCCCCTTCGTGGATACGCTGAACGCCTTCATCTCTTCAGGGCAGATCAGCGCGAAGGCACAGGCTTCAGACCCAACCGGCCTGCGTGCGCTCCCAATCTCCTGGTGTGGGCGGGACCGTGGTCGAACCGGGCTCATCCGGGAACTTCGGGGCCGGGGAGCCGTCCAGGTAGTTGATAAACGTGACTGCCGACAAGGGAACCAGCGTCGCTGTGTTCGGGTCGCCGACGAATTCGCCGATCAGGTCGAATGACAAGGATTTCTCGTAGATGATCTCGTCCGTTCCCCACGGGGTGCCCATGGCGGCCGAGTCGCCGAAGGGCCGCAGGTCGTCGAAGTTCGCGTTCATCCCGATGAAGTCGTTGTTCTCGATCTTGTCGCGGAAGACCTGGAGGTTCTGGTTCTCCTCGCCGAAGGCGAAGACGCGCACCACCTCGTCGTAGAGCCGGTCGCGCTCCAGCGAGGACAGCGCGCTCACGGTGATGGTGACGGTTCCCTTGAAACGCCAACGGTGCACGGGGGTGAAGGTGTTGTTCGAGTTGTGCACATACTCGACGTGACCGATCCCGGCCGTCACCAGCTCGTCGTTGTCCTCGTACTGGATCCACAGGCCCGGGTAGTCGGCCTGCTTGACCGGGTATTCGATCGAGATGTTCACGGCTCGGAAATCCGGCTCTGGGTAGGTCGTGGTGAAGACCGAGCGCAACGCTTCGGTGACGGCGCTTTTAAGAGGTACAAGGTAGATGGCGACTGCCCTCCTTTCAGGACGAGATCTTCAATCCCTTGCGCTTCGCAAGGGAATCCCACTCGGCCCCGTCGCAGGCGTAGACCGTCTGAAGAAGGAAACCAGACTCGAAGGCCGTGCGGGAGATCGCGGAGTTGATGTACTGGCTCGCGTGCAGGCCCGGGTGCCGCCAGCGGACACCCACGTTCCCGGCCCCGATCTGGCCGCCGACGAGTCCCCGGGGCGTGTTGGGTGCTCCGGCTACCCGGCGGCTGATGCGCCCGGGAGCGCCCGGGTAGGAGGCCACGGTGGTGGTCGTCTCCATGGCACCGGTGACGGGGTTCTTCCGGCGCGTGATCTTGCGCTGGCCGATCTTGGCGGCCTTGCGGAAGATGAGCACCTGCACCCGGCCGTCGTCGGTGGTGCGGACCCGCGTCTTGGGGTTCTTCGCCCGGATCGAGCCGTCATCGTCGGACACCCACATCGGGATGGTCTTGCCCGCGAGGTTCCTCATGGTGAAGGGCTTCGTGCCGCGTTCCTGGAACCATGTCCAGAAGTCAGGGAAATACACCCCGAAGAACCCCTGCCCGTAGACGGGCAGGAGCCGGTTCGCGGTCGCGCCGGTGACGCGGGGCATCATCTGCCGGGCGGCGTACACCGCGTTGATCGCCATGTAGCGCGCGGACATCGCATCCAGCTCTTCGAGGAGCATGACCATCCGGTCCGGCGTTCCCGCGCCGAACTGGAGCTGGGGTGCGATGAGGTCAGGCACGGTCGATGTCCTGGCCGTTCAGCCACGGGTCGACCTGATCCTCTTCGAGCAGCTGCACGGTGAAGTTACCGTCGGGCCAGTGGATGCCGACCCATCGCTTCTCGGGGCTGTAGTGCTGCACGGTGGGCTGCAAGTGGTACGCGGTGTCCGGGACCGGCATGACCAGCCGCTCGGGCGCGTTCGGCAACCTGAGCGACCGTGGCCGGTGTGAGTTCTCCATCGCTCTCCTAGTCGAGCAGGCTCGGGGGGATCAGCGGGCCGTTGATCACTTCCACGTCGGTGAAGGTACGCGGCTCGTACCCGGTGCGGGTCAGGATCTCGGTGACCGCCGAGGAATCAACCGGCGGCAACAGGAACGCAACGGTGCCGTGTTCCTCGTACCGGGCTTCGATCTTGTGATAGGTCAGCGAGGTCTGGATCTGCTCGGGGTGCCGGAAGCCGGTGCGCAGCGTGACCCGCGAGGGGGAGTCCGGCACCCGCCAGCGGGATCCGTCGGCGCGGAGGATGAAGTCGCCCTTGCGCATCCGGAAGTCCCATGTGGTCTCTACCGACACTCGCTCAGGGTGCACGACACCGCGCGCGACGAGTTCTTCCTTCTCGTCGAGGTCGGCCCAGATGGACGGACGGACGATCTTCGCGCGGATGCCGCCCTCGAAGGTGGTGCCGTAGCAGTCCGGGCACTCGTTCTGGGTGGGCTGGTTGTACACGTCGGCGATGCGGTGCTGGACCGTACCCGTTGTGCCGTAACAACGTTGGCACCGTCCGACCAGTCCGTCCTGGAGGTCGATCAACGACCACATGAGCACGAACATCGAGTACTCGCCCACCTGGTACAAGGCTTGCGCGTGACGCATGCGCTCCTGGGTCGTCGCCCAATCCTCCTTCTGCCGCAACCACAAGGAGTCGCTGTCGACCGGATCGATGTCGCTGATCGAACTCGGTCGTTGAATCGGAAAGGGCATGATCCCTCCTTTCAGTACAGTTCAGCCCAGATCCGGAATCGCCACGGAACGATGACCCCGGCACCCGGAGCAGTGTTGTTGACGTTCTCGAAAAGGTTACTGGCCTGGGCAGAAATCACCGCCGTGTCTCCCGAGAATCCCGAGAGACAGAACCCGAGACCAGTCCGCCCTTGGTAGTTGATGACCTCGGTGGCCCCGACGAACAGGCTGGCCACGGCCGAAGCGGGATAGGAAACGGCCAGTACCACCACGTACCCGGCTGGAATCCACACCGGCGCACCAGACAGGCCAGTGTCAATCAGAGCGCTTGCGATGGGGGATGTTCCACTGCTGCCCACCACGACAGCGGTGGCGCTAGTCGGATCTCCGGAACGCCAGCCAAAGGTGGTCCCTGACGACACAACTCCCAGTTTGGCTGGATCCGCGCCCGCCAAAACGGTCCACTGTCGAGCTGGTGCGGTGCCGGTGAAACTGCCTGTGGCAAAACGGAAGCCGTAGTAGTAGCGGCCAGGAGAAACGTCCAAGACCGTCCACATCGTGCCCGCGTTGGTGAGGCTCGGCGAACCAGAGGTAGCCAGAACACGTGGCATCGACTGCACCGGGGGTTCGCCGACCGGGCGATACGACGGCATCGCGATCGGCATCATCTGCCGACCGTAAATCACGGGCTCCAGCTGTTGAGCTGTATAGACGGCTTGAACTGTCGCAGAGAAAGTATTTGGATGCGCACCATCGGCCGTGTAGATGGTGGCTCCCGCGCCTGGGTTCCATTTCCAGCTCGTCTGTGGGTCAGCGATGAGCGCACGCCAGTCGACAAGCCCATCGAGAGGATGACCGCGCTGCCCAACCTTGGCCGTACTGCCGTCCGGGATCGTGATCGAGGCGCCGGACTGAGAAAGCCACATCGAAATCTGGCCGTACACGCTGGTCAAGTACGACGCGTCGTCGGTCGGGTTCTGGGTTGTGTTGACCGCGCCCGCGTTGGTGAACCGGGACTGATTCGCCGTGGTGGCCCAAGCGTCCGAGCTGGCCGAGAGTGGAGTGGGGTAGCCCGAGTAGACGGGGGTGCCCGTAGCGCCGAGCATCGTCCACATTGTCTGCATGGCCGACTTCACCTGTGCCACAGTGAGGTTGGCGTTGATGTCGTTCATGGCCAGGTTGGTGATCACACCGCTGCACCGGGCAACGACGGACATCTGCCAGGGTGCGTTGTCCGGCACGTAGCAGCCCGCACGGTTGCCGCCCTGGGCGATGCGCCACCAGCTGTGTCCGTCGACTGACCTCGGGAAGATCCCGGCTGGTTCGCCGTCGCGGCAGTCCCCACCCGTGCCCTGCACAAGCGAGTCGCCGAACAAGGCGACGCACCGCTTGGTCGGGATGTTCCCGGTGATCGCCGTGGCGAACGGGATCTTCATCCAAGAGGATGCCGTCGTAGAGTTCGCTGTGGTGGTGTTGCCGTTCGTCTGCGTGGTGACGCCGGTGTCGCACAGAGCCGAGCCGACGGCCGGAAGGCTCGTCGAAGTGGAGTCCAGCACCCAATCCACAAAGGGCGCTGTGTTGCTCGCTCCGCTGGCTCCTGCGTACGGCAGGTACCCGGTGGCCGATCCGGTGTCGAAGCCGCCCAGGATGGCAATGCAGTCGCCCTGGCGGGTCTTCTCCAGCAGCGGGATCGGCCGGGACTTGCGGTAGTCGCCTGCGGCAAACACCACCGTGCCGCTGGTGTCGGTCTGGGTGTCCCAGTTGACCACGTACCGGTTCACCTGGCGCCAGTACGCGGAACCAGTAGCCGGGGTCTGCCCGGTCCCGGCCTGGATGCACACCCAACTCGATCCGCCGGAGGTCACCTGGTCGAGCAATGCGTACGCAGTGCCCGACGCATAGGCCGTGGAGCTGGACACCAAGCGCGGGTTTCCCGCCGGGTACTCGATGGTCATGCGAGCAGTGACGCTCTGCTGTCCGGCGATCTCGCAGGATGCGTTGCCCGCCTGCGGTGTGTTGCTCGTCCAGATGTTCGCCCACTCGACCTGGAGCGTGTCCGCACCGGAGGCGATCACCCGGAGGAGCTTGCGCGTCTGGCGGCAGCGGGTCTGGATCAGCCCGGCCGTCGCCGTCGCACCGCCGTTGCCGTTGAAGTGGGTTCCATTGGCCACGGGGAGGAACGTCTTCGCCTGTGCGTCCACGTACTGTCTCGTGACCGCTTGCAGCGCGGTCGCCGGATCAGCGGGCAACTGCACGGGCCCACCGAACTGCATCGGTGTCGTCACGTCATCCTCCTAGTCTCCGCGCCAATTGCCTTTCTCAGGCAGCTACCTTCACGTAAGTGAAGTGCCACATGATGACGACAGGCTCGGTGAATCCTTCGGCGCAGGTGAAGTCCGCGTAGAACTTATTGGTGAAGTACGTGGTGTCGTCGATGTAAGCCTTGGTCACAAAAACCTTGTCAGGGCGCGGGTTTTCGATGCCCCATGAGACGAACAACGTCTGTCCGGGGCAGTCCAGCTCATAGCTGTTGTCCTGACCGGGGGTGACCGTCTGAGGCGTCGCCGTGTTGTCCAACTCGAACCCGACACCGAACGGCAGATTCTTGACTACCATGTGACTCCCTCTCAGAAGAACGCGAAGAACCCGCTGGTGTCAACGGGTGTGCTGGTGCTGGGGACGGGGGTCGACATCCAGGTGGAGATGCTGGCCGACTCGTCGGTGTTGAAGTAGCGGACGTCGTCGACCACGCCAGGGCCGATACTGCTGACGCCGGAGATGTTCATGCCCGCGACGACGAAGTTAGTCGTACTGGCCAGCGTTCCAGTGTTGGCCAGGATCGCCACCTGAGTGCCGTCCTTGAACAATTTCAAATTGGTGCCGTCGAAGGTGAGAGCCACGTGAGACCAGGTGCCGACCGTGAGCGCGGTTCCGTTGACGGCAACCAGGCCGCCAAGCCGCGCGTCCCCCTGAAGGACGTTCGACGTGGAGAAGTCACCTCGCTGACACCAGATGGCGAAGTCAGTCGAGCCGCTGGTCTGCATGGCCCCGCAGATCAGTTGCGCGTCGCCCGCTGGCAGCGAGGAGGGTTTGATCCACGCCATTACCGTGCACGTGGCCCCCGAAACGGCAGGGACGGTACCGCTGGCGCCCGTGGTGTTGGTGCCGAGGCTGTTCTGGAAACCCGCGTTCGTGTGCCCGGACGCCGTGTAGCTGCCACTGCCGACGGTGAGCGTGTGGCTGTTGCCGGAGTCGTCGACAATCGTCGTGCCGGACCCGGCGTCAAAGCTGTACGCAGCCAGCGGTGTTCCGGGCATCTCAGCCCACCTTGAGCAAGACGAAAGTCCAAGTCAGCGAAACGTCCTGGTCAGCGTAACTAAGGCTTCGGAACACTCCCCAAAAGGCGTTGTTGTCATTGATGGTCGCGTTCCGGATGTGCACTTCCGGCCATCCACCCCTCACGCCCCAGGAGAGAATCTTGTGTCCCTCCGGCGGTGTGTAAATGTAATCGTCCACGTCGCCGTTGCTGCCATTGGCCGGGATCGACCGAGTAACAGTGTCATAGACCAGTTCCGGGTCCACACTGGCGTCAATGGTGATCTTCGACATTCACTTCTCCTAGAATCCCTTAGACAGCGCGATGACGTACCACTTCGAAGTCGTGGAGTTGTAGACCGCGCCGAGCATGTCCCTTTTGGACGCCGTGGTCGTCAGGGTGACCGAGGGGATCGTGGTGCCCAGCGCGAAGGCCGTGTCGAGGGTGATGGTGCGTGAACCGGTGGCGTCCTGGATCAGTTCCCAGATGATCTTCTGGCCGTCGACTGGGTTGGTCGGGTTGCCCAGAGTCCGGTTGCCGCCGAGCGTTACGCGAAAGTAGTTGCCCAGGGAGGCATTCGTGGCAACCGTTGCCGCGTCGGTAAGGGTTACCGGTGGGGGCTGGTAACCACCAGCGGAGAGGCCTCCCTCGATCCGTACCGTGTACTGCCCGGACGTGGGGGCCGTGGTGAAGGTCAGCGTCGCGGTGTTCGCCGTCGTCGCCTGGTTCGGCACGACGACTTCGTTGCCCGACGTATCCCTGACGGTGACCATGATCGCCGACGTGTTGAGGTTGTGAGTGACGACAGCCGAGGTCGAGCCGGAAGGCACCGTTCCCGTGTAGACAGCGACAAGCCGCGTATCGACGTACTGCTTGGTCGAATAGTCCAGCGCCACGGCTGGATCCAGCGGTGCTTGCTTCCGCGAAATCGCGACCCTTGTCGCCATCAGATCACCTTCTGGACGACCACCGTGTACTCGCCGGAAGCCATGGCGATGTCCGGTGTGATGCCGATGGTGGTGGTGGTGTCGCGGGTGATGTAGACCTCGACCTCATCGTAGGGAGAAGCGGTGCGGTACACCGCCACCGTGATCGCCTTCGAGCCGAGACCGTGCGTCACAGTCCACGTGTTGCCCGCCGTCACGACCGGGCTCGTGGTCGTGTAGCCCGTGTCGTTGTCCGCCGACGCCGCCGGGTTGAGGAAGACGAACGTGCCGGTCGTCGTGCCGAGGGTGAACGAGTCGTTCGAGAGGATCGCCAGCTGGTTGTCGAACGAGCCCTGCTGCACGACCCACATCGAGCCCGGCGACGCCAGGGCCGTGGTGTTCCAGTTCGAGGCGTAAGCCATGGCCGCACCGGCGGCAGTCCACACGCGCGGGCCGTTCTCTGCACCGGTGGTCTGCCCGGTCAGCAGGAACACATCACCGGCCGTCGGCGTCACGCCGTCGATGGTGGCCGGGGCCGAGGTGACCGAAACGTTCGACGCTGTCGCGGCCCGGACCTTGCCCTTGAACACGAGGCCCGCCGACAGGGCGGCGACGGCGTTGTCCACGTAGTTCTTCGTGGACGCGTCCTGCGCGCTGCTCGGGTCGAGCAGACCGGTGATCTTCTGGCTGTTCCAGGCGACGGCGCTGGTCGGCGCCGCGAATTGGTCGAGCCGCTTGGACTGGATCGCGGTGTCCCAGTCGTTGATCGCCGTGTGGTCTGTCGTCGTCGATCCACGGTTCGCCAGCGACGCGCCAAAGGCGGCGGCGGCGTCGACTTGCTGCTTGGTGGCTCCGTCAGTGGTGGACGAACCGTCGGCCATGTTGACGACCTTCAGCCCTCCCATGTCCTTCTGGGAGATTGCCTTCTTCGCTGTCATCGGCTCATCCTCCGATTAGGGCCACGCCAGCGATGGGCGAGTCCGTAGTGATCGACAAATTGTTGACGTCCACGTGGCTGACGATGAACTCATCCCACTGGATCAGGTAGTCCGCGCTGAAGACGCTCACGGCTGCCGGACGCCTGCCGAGGTTGTGAGTGACGGTCCATACGGTCTGGGCGATCGTCTGCGTGTGCACGTAGCTGCCGCTGCCCCCTCCGCCGCCCCCAGCGACGATCTGAGCGAACAACGGCATGGGCACGTCCGTAGTGCCCACCACGCGCCCGTAGAGCCGTACAGAGTCATCTGGGCCCAGGAACTCGGGGATCAGTCCATTGGCCGTGTAGACGGTCGAGTTGGCGATCGCCGTCCCGCTCGGTGTCTGGATGCTGGCGAGGGTGGTGCCCGTGGAGTCGGTGAAGATCTGGATCCCGGTGGCGGGTGGGGTCAACACAGGCTCGTACGGCCCCTGCAAAACCAAGGCCGTACGGTCAATCGGGAAGAGATTGCGTGCCACCCGGCCTCCTTAGTACCAGCGCGCGTAGAAGCGGGGGCGGCCCGGAAGTCCACCGGCGTAACGGGTGGGGCCGTACCGGCCGTACACGCCACCGCCGACCAGGACCGCTGGCTTGCCGAGGCCCATGTTCCGGATCTTGAAGGTGTCGAGCTGCGACTTCAGCAAATCCTGTTCATCTGCAAGGATTTGTCCCCACCGGTCGAGGTAGTCGCGCCGGTCGAGGCGGGTCACTTCGCCGCCCATGAACATCGGCTGTTCCACATAGGACCGGCGCAGGTGCTTGAGCACCTCGACGTACAGGGCCTGTTCGAGGAGAGCGCCCCACATCTGGATCGGGAAGGACGCGCCGCCGTCGCCGTCGATCGTGTACGTCTGGTACGGCTGCGCCCGGGTGTTCAGGATCCCCACGGCCACGGTGAGCAGCTGGGAGATCCGGCCCCGGGTGAAGTGCGACTGGAAGTACGTCTGGAGGTTCGGGCCGCCGTTGGGCGAGTCGAACATGTCCGCGAAGCGGATCCACACACTCTCCACGATCAACTTCATCCCGGGCGCGAGCGCGGCATAGTCGGGGCTGAACGGGCCGATGATGACGAACGACTTCTGGAAGTCGGCCGTGCCGCTCACCGCGTAGTCCCACTCAAGCTGCATCGGCGAGGTCTGCTCGGTTTCCGCCGAAGTCAGCGTCACCTCGTAGGTGCCCACGTCGACCCGCGTCGCGGCCCGGGTGAAGACGACCGCGTTGGTGTCCTCATTGGTCATCGTCACGGTGACCGTGTTGCTGTCCGGATCGCCAGGGACGCCGTGGACGTACACGACCATGCCCAGTACGGGGTTGTCGTACTGGTTCACGAAAGTCCGGTCCGGCGGCGTCATGGCGTCAGACCTCGAAGATGGCGATGAACGGGCTCCAGATGGCCGACGTGCCGCCACCCTGGCCCGAGCCGACGATGGCCGGGTCCTGGGCGCGGACGCGCAGCTGGAAGTTGACCGACTGCTGGGTCGAGGACGCGCCCCGGATGTACCAGTACGCGCCAGCGGTCGGCGGGTTTCCGGCGACGACTCCGTATGACGAGCCGGTGAACCGCTGCTCCATCACCGAGGACGAGTTCTCGATGAAGTTCAGGGTCACCTGGTTCGCGTGATCGTTGGCCACGTACTGCCAGCGGGTCATCACCAGACACGCCCGGCCGCCGGGGATCATCGCGGTGACCTGAACCGCGACCGGCGCGGCCGTCCAGTTGACCTGGGTGGCGTTGACCTGGGTGGCGTTGATGGCCGAGGCCAGCAGACCGTAGTTGCCGAACCGCTGCCACACGCCCGCGACGGACGAGGACGGCTGGTTCCAGATCCACATGATGTTCAGGTCGGCCTGCCACACGAAGCGGCCGTGGTTGACGGCGCTCCACCCGGTGGGCAGCGACGCGTAGTTCGCTACGACCTGCACGCCTGGGACGTTGTCCAGCTTGGTGAACGTGTCGCTGAAGTCCGTGGTGGTGAACGGGTCCGTTCCCACCGGGTTCATCAGCGCGAGGTTGGGGGTCTTGCTCGCTGTCATCCAACTTCCCTAAGCGTGACGCCCTCACGGGCTGAGTGGTGAGCAGGAGGCGAACCGGGCAGGGAAGGGAGTAGAACCTGCCCGGCTCGCAACCCGTTGCCCTCCGGGAATTACTTACCGGCGGAGGTCTTCTCTTCCTCGGCGTCCTCGCCCTTCGGCGCGGTCGCCACGTTGCCGTCGGCGTCGGTCGCCGCTGCGCGCTGCTCAGCGGTCATGCCACCCACGACGATCTTGTTGGTCTTCAGGTCGTCGAGCTTGGCCGCCAGGTCCTTGCGGGCCTCGTCGGCGGTCAGGTTCTCTTCCGGCAGAGTGACGAGGCTGGAATCGACCTCGGTGTCGTTCGGGTCGAGCGCCCGGGCCGCAAGGGCGAGCGCCTGCGCGCGGCCCACGTCGAACACCGGCGACACCTCGCGGATGTTCTGGTGCGCTGCACCGGCGGTGTCCGAGGTGTCGAGGGTGCCGTACTGGAAGTGCGGGTTCGGACGGTAGTCCTCGTTCTCCCGGTAGCCGCCGTACTCGACGTAGTCCGACACGTCGGCGTTGACGCCCAGGCGGGCGAAGTCGCTCTTCTCCTCGGGCTTGTCGGCGTTGGAGTTCACCGCCGGGGCGGTGTCCGTCTTCGACGCCGTGTCGGTGGTCGATGCGGGGGCCGTGGATGGAGCGGTTTCCGTCTTGGCGGCGGTGGCCGAAGTGTCCTCGGTCTTGGGTGCTGGCTGGGTCATCGTTCCGAATCTCCTTGTCGTTCCTTGATCTCGACCACCGTCGATGCAGGGGCCGACGCGTTCAGTTCAGCTCGCGCTCACGGTCGGTTACCCGAACGCGACGCCAGATCACTTCCTGACGGCCGCCGATCATGCGGTCTGTGTGCTCAGGGGTGAACTGGCTCTTGAGGTAGACGTGCTTCGGGCACAGCGGCGGGATCTGGTCCTGCTTGGTCGCCTTGACCGACACGGGCTCTTCGCACAGGCCCGGGTTCGGTCCGCGCCCGGCGGGGCCGATGCACTTCACCATGAGGGTGTCGTTGTCCTGCGGACGCTCGACCGCCTCGTCGCTGGCCTTGCGGCGCTGGTCTTCCCGGGCCTGCCACGAGTCGCGGTGCTTGTTGAGGATGGCCTTGATCTCGTCGTCGGCTTCCTCAACCTCGAACACGCCGCGCGTGAGGGCACGCTGGAACTGGACGTTGTTCAGGACTGGTTCCGGCACGGGCTGCACGTCGAGGCCGTCGGGGTGCCCTGCACCCTCCCAGGTGACCTCGCTGCCGCTCTCCTTGTCGGAGAAGACAGTGGGGCCGCTCTGCTTGTTGCGGATCATGGTAAGCGCCATGAGTAGTGTCCCTTCGATCGGTAGTGGTCCCTTCACTTCTTCGTCCGCCTCTATGGAGGTCACGACAGGAAGGGGTAAAAGAATGCGGCCCCCGACCCATTACGAAAATGGTTCAAGGACCGCATTCTAAAATCGTTTCCCAAGGCTAAGCCTTCGAGGCGATGACCCCTACGACTTAGAGATGGTTGCAATTCCGCGAGGATTCAAGATCAACATCGACACCATTTCATCGAAGACCCAGCCCTTCCAGAACGCGTCCACGTGGTGGTTCTCTTCCACGTCGAGCGAGTAGAGGACGGGGAACACGCCGAGGAAGTTCGGCTCCGGCGTCAGGAAGATCGTGCCCTGCGGCACGATGATCGAACGCTGGATCTGGAACTCGCCGAACGTCGTGATGGTCTCACCGGCGACGACGCGGTCCTTGAACGCCCAACCCGTGGTGTTGATGTCCCACCGGAAGAAGTCCCGGTAGTCCATCGGGTTCACGAGCAGACGGGCCGACTGGAGTTCGTGCATGTCGGTCTGGGCCACGGCCGTGTACAGCGAGGCCGGGGTGAAGTACCCCGATGCCTCGGTGATGGTGTGGTCCGGGGTGACGATGTGGTCCGGCCGAGTCGCGTAGTCGTTGACTGCGGACTGGAGCAGGACCATCAGGCGGGAGTCTTCCTGCTTGAGGATCGCCTGCTTGGTCTCGTCCTGGGCCTGCTCAACCGCGTTGATGCGGAGGTAGAACAGGTCCTCCTTGCGGATCGCTGGCTGCGAGGCGATGCGGAAGAACCGCACCGGAACGCGCTTGCCCTCGAACGGGGTGATGCGAACTTCACCCTCGTGACCGGACATGATGTACGCCTGGCCGAGGTCGTCCCACACGTCGTACTCGACCGGGGTGCCCGGCGTGACCGGGTCCTCGATGAGCACGTTGCGGGTGATGCCCTGGTAGCGCAGCTTCAGCTGGATCGGGCCGATCATGCCGACGCCGAGGCGCTTGATCCCGTTGGTGTCGTCCGACAGGATCAAGGCCATCTTCTTGACCTTGGCTTCGTGCGTGAGGGCTTGTCCGCCCTCCTTGCGCGCGATGATTCCGGCGACGTAGTCGTCCGACTTCTTCGCGACGCGACCACCGAGGCCACCACCTGGGGCGAGAGTCATCTGGCTCATGTAAGTCTTTTTCCTCTCTCGCTCGATCAGACGGTGCCCTGGAGGCCGCCGACGACGATCTTGGTCGACGAGACGACCTTGATCAGTCGGGCGACGGGGCGGGTGGAAGCACCGGAAGCACCAGCCGGGACGAGCTTGCCTCGGTTGGCGCCAGTGGTGCTGGCATACACCAGCGAAATCGTGCCGTTGGTCGGCTCCACCCAGGTCAGGGTGCTGTCGAACGCCGGAGCGAGGATCTCGAACTCAGCGGACGGGTCAAGCGTCCACACTGCCATCGCGTTCACACCCTGCTCGGTGATCTCGTCGATGCCGTCGCCGCCGATGTAGTTCGCGCACAGACCATACGGAACGCCCGTACCGTCGAGCAGCGACACATTCTCGCCGACCGTCTTCATCATCGCCATGCCCGGGTAAATCTGAACCGAGTAGTCCCACGCTGGATCAAGGAACTGGCTCTTCGGGGTGGCCTGGGCAAATGCGTAGAGTGGTCGGATCGTCCTCTTGATGTAGGACTTCCCGAGAGGAACTCGAAGCACGTGCAGCCCTCCTTCGGCTAACAGGGGTTGGAGGGCCCCGTTGCCGGGAAGCGTCCCTCTCCTTCACGCCTTCCGCGCTCTCATCAGGGGTTGAACAGGCTAGAAACCAATTCTGGGAATGACGTTCAGACGCTGGACGGCGGGGCTATACCACACATATGGCCAACACACAGGTTCCCGACGTAAGGTGACGGCATGCCCCGAGACCTTTCCGTGCAGCGCGAACGTGCCCTCGGCGATGCTCTGCACCTTTACAACGGTCAAGCATTTGATGGCGCGGTAGAACGGGAGGGTTCCGAGGTAGCTACGCAAGCACTGCTGGGAACCGCAGACGCCATCTTCCGATGGTTGACTGGGCCAGTCAGTTTCCACATCCGGTTCGGTGAAGTCTTCAAGCAGGACGGCACGCCGACCGGGCGACAAATCGGAGGACACCCCATGCAGCTTCACGACGACGAGCAGGTCACCTTGTCCGTTTCGGTGGCCGACGCCAAGGGCGCGGCCATCTCTGACGACCCGTCGACCACGACCGACGACCTTCAGTGGTCGGTGGCCGACCAGGGTGTGGCCACCCTTCAGGTAAGCGCGGACACCCGCTCCTGCACCGTGGTCGCGGGCACGGTGGGTTCCACTGTGGTCACCATTCAGCTGGGTTCGCTCTCGGCCACCGAGGCCATCGACGTGGTCCCGGGCAGCGCGGCGCTGATCACCATCTCGGAGGGCACCCCGGAGCCGCAGTCTTCGGCCACCCCTCCGGCGTCGGGCACCGCGTCCGTCTGAGCCTGAACGGAAGAAAGCCCCGGGACCATGGCAGCAGGGTCCCGGGGCTTTCGCTTGTGCGCGATCAGAGGAAGATGTCCTCGGCGCTTCCGTCGTCCACCACACTGGAGGTGGTCTGGATGCTCTGCATGGACGGTGCCTGGCGGGCACCGGCCGTACGCGGCACCAGACGCGGGTTGCGCTGGGGGTTCCTCTTGGCCGCCGTGCGGACGTTCTCCAGGGTCGCGATCTCCTGCTCGATCGACTCGGTGGTGCGCGACGCGTCCTTCTCGATCGACGCGCCGAGCGCGAGGTCCGAGTCGGCGTCGGCGATACCGGCCTGGATCTGCAAGCGCGCCAGGCGGATCGCCGCGAAGGGACGAGAGGTGTCGTCCTTCTTGGACGAGGTCCGCTGGGCGTTGGCGAAGTCACCCTGGAGCGGGAACGCGGTGTTGGGCACCATCGGGTTGCCCACCCGCACGTCGGACTCGGTCTTGACCTCCGAGAGCGGGCGCGGGTTCTGTGTGCCGTCCACCGGCGCGGTCACGTCCACCAGCTCGTGGAACGCGGGTGCGCCGATGTCCTGGCCCGGGGTGTAGACCGTGGTGGTCGCGTCGGCGGCCACGTCGTTGGTCGATCCCGGCACCAGGCCCGGGGTCTGCACGTTGCCCATGGCCTCAGGCGCTTCGGCCTCCTGAGTGGACTGTGTCGCCGGGACGGCCGGAGGCTCAGGCACCGGCTGGGCCGGGTTCTGCGCGTCCGCCTGCTTGGTCATCGCGGTGACGACCTTGCCCTCGACGCCAGCAAGCTGGCTGAGGTGGCGCAGGCCGAGCCCGAAGCGGTTGATCTGCTCCTGCTGCACCTGGGTCACGTTGATCAGTGCGGCGACCCGGGCCGCGAGGCGACCGTTGTCCTCGCGCAACTGGGCAATCTCGTTCTGCTGCTCGGCGAGAGCGGCAATTGCTGGTCGTGCCATGGTCTACTCTTCTCCTTCAACCACAATTTTTCTTGTCGTACTGTCACTTCTTCTTGGCGAACGGGTTGCTCTTGACAGGCTTCTTCTTGTCGTCGCCCGCGTCGTCGTCGGTGTCCTTGTCCGGATCCGAGTCGTCGTCCCCGTCGTCATCCGGGTCGGCGAGATCGCGCGGGTCGACCGGGCCCGGGTCGTCCTTGCCTGGAGGCGCCTGCTCCTCGTCGTCGGGGACGCCGTCACCGTCCTGGTCCTCGTCGCCCTCCGGCGGGGCTCCCTGCTCGCCGTAGGCGCCTTCCGCGTCCTGAGCGGGCACCAGGACGCCCTTGCCGCACGCCGGGCACACATCACCCTCGGCGGCCTCTCCGCCGCCCTCCATGCCCTCCTGCTGGGTCATGGGGTCGCTCGACGCCATCGGGTCGGAACCGGCCTGCGGGTCATCGGTGTCGACGGTGGTCGGCTCGGCCCCGCCGAACTCGGTTCCGCAGTTGTCGCACACCAGGTCCGGCTGCACGTCCATGCCCGGGTCGTTCGGGTCCGGGACGATCGAGTCGTCGTAGTCCTGCTGCTGCTGGCGCAGGTCGATCTGCTTGGCCTTGTCCAGGTCGGGGTCCTGGAACATCTTCGGTGGCGCGACGAACCCGCACACGGGGCAGGCGTTGCCGTCCCAGGCGTCGTCTTCGCCGCAGACGGGGCAGTTCTCCTCGCGGAGGGTGTCCACGTCGGCGGGCGCCTTCGTCTCGCCGTAGGCCGTGTGACGGCTCGCCTGGTACCCGGTGCCCGGCTGCCGGTAGTTCATCTCCGGGAGCTTCTGCTTGCGGAAGTCTTCCCACTTCTGCTCGGAGTTGCTGCGCGACTTCTCGCGGCCGACGTTGAGCTGGTAGTTGGTGCCCTTGCTCTCGGTCTTCTCCCGCTCGCTCTTCTGGTTCAGCCGCTGCTGCGCCAGCCATGTGACCGCCTGCACCTGGTGCCCCGCGATCGGCTGGCCCTCCTTCTCGGAGATCTGGCGCGCGGCCTCGTGGTAGTGACTCACCACGTGGTCGTAGTTGCGGCGGTTGAGGGATCCGTCCTTGCGCTTGGTACCGGCCAGCGGTGCCTTCGAGTAGTCCTCGTCCGACATGCGGTGCCCAGCGGCCACTGACAAGGCGTGCCGGTCGACGACCACGTGCGGCACCGTCGGATCCTTGTCGCCGCCGTGCTCGATCAGGTGCGCGAAGTCGCGGATCTTGGGTCCAGAGAGCACGTCGTTGTAGTTCGCGCCCTTCAAGACCTTGTCGGCGTTGTTCTTCTGACTCTCCGAGGCGAGGATGCCGCCGCCCTTGCCGCCGATGCCCTTATGCCCGTCCAGGACTCGCGCGGCGTTGTGCATGTTGGCGACCCACGGCGTCTGCGGCGAGTAGATCGCGAGCATCCCGGCAGCAAGGTGGTTGTCTCCGTGCGGGTGCCGGAGGTCGTGCGGCTCCTGGGGCTCGGGCTCAGAGAATTCCTTGCCAGCAGACAAAGCCTTTGACTTGCGCGTCTCGTGCGCTGCGAGCTGGCGGTGGTAGTCGGCGCTCTCGTCGAGCTTCTCCGGACGCACCGGGGCGAGCTTGGAGATGCTCTTCGCGATGTTGTGCGCGTCCTTGTACCAGGTCTTGCCGGATGCCTTCTCGTCGTCGGTCGCCTGGTTCCACATCTTCACGATGTTGTCGTGGTGCACCGGGTGCGCCTGGAACCACGGGTGGTCTTCCACCTTGTCGTACTTCGCGGCCTCGGCCTGGAGCGCGGCTTCACGGTGCGCCTCGTGCCAGGTGTGGCCGCAGCCGAAGCACTCGGCGTTGCCCCGGGTATCGGCGATGGTGTCCTTGCACCGGCAGGCGAGGCACTGCGACGCCTGCACGAACTTCAGCGATGCCCAGCGCGATTCCGGCGACGGAGCCGGGAGACGGCGCGGCGGCTCGGGAGTAGTCCATTGCGGACCCGGGTCGATCTGGCGTGCAGCTGTCCGGCGGGTCGAAGTCATCGCGAGATGGTCAAGGCCGGGACCCAGCTCCGGCTTGCCCAGGAAGTACGCGGTCGGATCAGCCGGGGGCTCGACCAAGAGCGAGTTCTCGAAGAACCTCAGCCCGTAGCAGGTCTCCCGGATCAGGGTGCCGACCTTTCGACCGGAACCCGTTACCCTGTAATGGGTTTTGCCCTTCATTCCGGGCACGTGCGCGCAGTACTCCAGCGGCGTGGTGGCCTTGCGGTTGCACACCGAGCAGATCGAGTAGGCCACGTCCACGCCCATCGACGTGCGCTCGATATGTCCGAGGATGATCGCCTTCGCCAGCTTCGGGTATTTGAGCCCGTCGACCTCCATGAGGCCCTCGACCCACGTGTCCGGCGTGCCGTCGGGGTTGCGGTCCTCGTGCAGGGCCGCGTCGATGATGAGCCCGCGCATGCGCCGGTGGTCGTCGTTGTGGTGGTTGACGAACACGGGCTTGCCGATGAAGGTGCGATAGCCCTTTGCGATCTCCTCGGCCGGGAACTCGTCGAAGTTGTCATTGCAACGGGAGCTGATCATCCGCGAGCGGACGTACAGCATCCCGTGCTTCGGGGTGTAGCTGAACTCATGCCGATGGGCGACGCGGGCGTTGGCCGGAAGCTCCACGCCGGACCCGTCACTCCAGTTGGCGCTCAGGATCTCCGCCGTGGCGAACTTCAGCACCGCTACCTCACCTCACACATGCCGCTGCCTCTATCCCTTCAATGGGTGTGAAACGCATTCCGACAGTTCACTTGAAGGACGTGAGGTAGCCGTCATGCTCTTCCCAATAAACCTTGTCACGTGTTCCGCGACGGGTTTTGAGGTACCGCCGGATCTCCGTGACGGTGACGCCGGAGAGCAGGCGACGACCGTTGCGGAGGAGGTCGTAACGGTCGTCGCCCTGACGTTCGAGCATCCAGGTGTCGCTCATGTAGTCGGCGGGCTGGTGGTGGGCGTCTGCTCGCACCGGAGGTACGTCGGGCCGGTCGGGTTGCCCAGTGCGTCGGTGTCCTGGTGCTGCTGGGCCGTGTAGCCGTCCGGGCACGTCGGTCCGGGCTGTCCCTGCGCGCCTTGCTGGCCGGTGGCACCCGTCGCTCCTGTGGCTCCGGTGTCGCCCTTCACGCCCTGCTGTCCCTGGGCGCCAGTCGCGCCGGTCGCACCCGTATCGCCCTTCACGCCCTGCCCCCCCGTATCACCTTTTGGGCCAGTCACCGGCGGAGGAATCAACGGTTTGATCAAGTCGGTGAGGTGTTGATCCGACGGGGGCGCGGGGATGAGCGGTTTGATGATCGCCAGAAGTTCTTCCGTCGTTGGCGTATGGCCGTTCTGCGGCGGATTCTCGGTGATAACCTGGCGAATGAGAGCACGTAGTTGATCGTCAGTAGGGGTAAGACCCGGGGTGCCGGAAGGGCCGACAGGGCCCGGGGCGGGAACGGTGGCGACCGGTTTCCCGCCCAGTGCACGCACCTGGTTCTCCAGGGCGTTGCCGTCTCCCTGCACCTTCGACAACTGGGCTTCGAGCGAGTTGATGTGGCTCTGGTTGTCGGCCGTGGTGCTCTGGATCGCCGTGGTGCGGGCGAACGAGAACACCACGGCGATGATGAGAGCACCGAGGACCATCAAGCCAGCGATGCGCCAGCGGCGATCGGTGCGGTCCATCTTGCGCAGGTCGGCGTCACGTGCCTCGATCTGATCCATCAGGTGCGCAGCACGAGCGCTGACGCGGTACCCGTCGTCACGTTCCACAACGGGGGAGAAGCGGCCGTCTTCCAGGCTTTCTGTCTCAGGTTCGGTGTGCCGCATGATTTACTCCGGGACCACAGGGGCCCGTGGGGGGATCGGAATATCGTGTCGTACGAGCAGCCGTTCTAGTGTCGCACTCCAAGTGGCCTCCCGCTCATAAGCCTGTCGCATGACTTCTCGGTTCGTCCGGGCTTCCACGGCGTCGAGCCGGGCCTCCCGGGCGTCCTTCTGGGCTTCTTCGCGCTCGGCGAGCATGCGCGCGTTGTCGTCTTTGAGGGCCTTATAGTCGTCCTGGCGTACTTCACGCAAGTGCAGGCGCTTCTGATTGCGTGCGTCGTAGATCGTCTTGAGGAGCGTTCCGCCGACGAGGGCGACGATCACACTGCCGATGATCTGCCAGACTTCAGGAGTCATCGCTATCATCACCCCCGTCGCGGAAAAGGTAATTGACAGTCCGGTAGCGCTCAAGCACCCAGCCGCCACTCGCCAAGATCAAACACACGATGACGATGGTTCCGGACACCGAGGCGACCTGGCTGGAGAACATCTTCCAGACCAGCGCCGCCGCGTAGATGGTGGTGCCGCCCATGATCATCGGAAGCCCCAGTTGCTCGTAAAAGGGGCGATCAGTCGTCACGGCGATCAGCGAGAGCGCGCCGCCGATGACGAGAAAAGCAAACCTAATCGTGTTAGGCCATTCCGGGTCTGTGAACGTCGCGGAAGGCGGGGGAGAGATCAATCCCACGACCCCCGCCAAGATCAGCAAGACGTAAATGCCGCCCTGGATCCACCGCGACGCCCTGCCAACCCTGGTGATCACTTAATGCCCGAATCCAGTCACCCCGATGAGCAGAGCAACGGTGACGAGGATGACGGACAGTTGCAGCAGGATGTGGCGGCGGTACTCCGTGGTGTACCACAGGAGCAGGTCGAGACCCGCCAAAATCAGTGCGACGATGACAAGAATATTTCCGATGGTCATGACCATTCTCCTCTAACCGTTGATGGTCGGGAATTGTGCCAAGATGCCCTTTACCGCGACCTGGATGTCATCATCGCTCAACTCGACGGTGGGGTCATCATTGAATTTCCGCATCAGGGCTTTGAACCCGACGAGGTGTTGGGGTGTGTCGTAGTCCTCGACGAAATCGTGCTGGTCGATCGTGTCCTGGACGACCTTCTTGTCCAGCGTGTTCGGCATGACCCACAGCGTGCCGTCAGTGGAGAACGGCACCTCGGTCACGAGCGTCGCCATGCAGTTCTCGCCAGCGGCCTTGCTCAGCTCGCTCTGGAACTGCACGAGGCCGATCTTCTTGTCGACCTCGAAGCTCAGCGCACCGGGCCACGGCTCGTAAGGCTGATCGGCGTCGGCTGCCTGCGGGGCCTCTTCCGGCTCCGTTTCCACGCTGCTCATATTTCTCCCTATTACATAAACAGTTCTTCAGGGTCCTCGGAATCCATTCCAAGGGCCTTACTGAGGGCTTCGTAGTGGGTGCCCTCGATCTTGAGATCGCCGAAGTTGCGGGCTCGGGCGCCGTCGCGGGCACCCTCGTTGATCAGGTCCTGCTGCTCGGCGAAGTCGAAGTCACGCAGGGCGGACTTCTGCAAACCCTTGTCCTGTGCCAAGTAGGCCCGCGCCGAGGCGGTGAAGTCGAAGCTCACGTCGTTCCCTTCCTGCTTCGCCGGGGTGGCCCCGGTCATGATCCCTTGCGCGGCGGCCGTGGCCTGGAAGCTGGCCACGATGTCGCCGACCGAGCCGGTGAACTGGTTCGGTGTGGCCGAGCCCTCGTCGGCGTCGATCGAGGAGGCGGTCTCCGGCGGCTGGTACTGCGCGATCGGGTTGTCCGGCACCGGGTCCTCGGCGCCACCGTCCGTGGACGGCAGTGCGGGCTCCGGCTCCTCGTGCAAGGTCCCGTAGTAGCCCATGGAGTCGTAGGAGTCCGACGAGAGCAGGTTGGTCGGCACCTCGTCCTCGTTGTTCCAGCTCTTCGGGTCCTCGCTGGTGGCGAAGCCGGTCGAGCCGGGGTTCTGCGAGTTCGAGTGCAGGGGCGCGGCGTAGGGGAAACCGGGCTGGTCGTCCTCGCCCTGCAACGGCGACCACGAGTCGTGCGCGGCCGTCTTCTGCTCACCCGCCTTGGCGATCTCGTTCCACGGCGCCGACTTCATTTCCTTACGGAGCGCAGGGTTTTTCTTCGCGTGGTCGATGTCCCACCACGCGGCCTGCTCGTGGCAGTCGCCCTTGGGGTCGTCCGGGTTGGGGATGACCCTGCCATCCTTCATGGACAAGTCCTTTTCGGACGGGATAACCACCACGTGGCCTTGGTACACACCGTTCGGGGAAGTCCAGGTGTGGTGGACCACGCCGCCCTCGGGGAACTTCTGGCCGACCTCCTCTTCCCACTCGCGGACGGCCGCGTGCAGGCTCGTGGTGTCGCCCTCCTCGTGGTGACCGCCGGGCAGCTCCCACGTGCCGCGCGCCGGGTCCTTCTCGTCGTCGAGCCCGCGCTGGAGCATGAGGATGCGGCCCGTGTCGGCGGCCTTCAGTGCGACGCCGGAGACGGTGGGGCCGTCCTTCTTGGCCGCGAGCACCGGGCCCAGCTCGTCAACGTCCACCAGACCCATCTCGTCATCGAGGCCTCCGGTGTGCAACGAACTGGTGTCGGAGATGCCGCCGGACATCATCGGGCCCATGTCCGGGTTCTGATCCGAGACCGGGTCGGCCGTGTGCCCTTGACCGTCCTCGGCGACCTGTCCCGTGCCGCCGCAGTGGCCGCAGCCCCAACCGGCGCACTGCGGGCAGTTGGTAAGCGGCAGCCCGATCCAGGAGGGGATGCCGTAGCCGAAGTCGGGCGCGTGCCGCCGGGTGTCGTTGGTCTTGTGGTGCTTGCGCCGTTCGTCGTCGATGACCGAGCCGATGAAGCCGATGGCGTGGCCACAGTGCGAGCACTTGTGCTTCTCGATGGCCTCTTCGGTCAGCGTGCCGCCGCAGTACGGGCACTTGCGGCGGTGCTCTTCGTCCTCTTCCTCGGCGACCATCTGCAAAGCGGCCGAGTGCGTGAGCCCGTACGCCATAAGGATCTTCATGACATCGGCGGGATCGTCGTCGTTGTCGAGCATCGCGCTCGCGATCGTCGACAAGGGACTGTCGGAGATGCCGGGCACCTCGTCCGGCTCGTGCGCCTCGCCGAAGACGAGAGCCCCGAGCTTGATCTCCCGGCCGAACATGCCCCGGCTCTGCGCCTCGTACATCAGCGCGAGCGAGTGCGAGCACTGGCGGCCGTGGAACCGCAGCCGGTCCCAGGCCCAGTCGCCCCACTTGCAGTCGCACGACCAGTCAGCGATCTTGAAGGTGCCGGGCCGGTAGGTGATGTAGTTCTGGTACGCGCCGTGGTCGCCCTGGACCTCACCGGCCAGCCCCTCGGTGGTGGCGACCTTGATGTTCACCTTGCCCTCGCGGCGGATGCGCTTGGCCTTGTTGCGCACGTCCGTCCAGCTCGCGACGACCTGGAACCGGAACTCCTCGTCCTTGCGGGCGGTGCGCAGCATCAGGGCCGCTGCCTCAGGTGCGATCTGAGGCCTTTGCGACCGTCCCCGACGTGCGTAGTCGTCCATTGCCTTCTGACGACGCTCCTGGCGCTCCTCGGGTGTCTCCTGGGGCTTCTGCTGCTTCGGGGCACGCGGAGGGGACGGGTACGGGCAGTACCTGTCCGTGCAGTACTTGGTCTTGACGCCGTCCGGATGGTCGGTGGTCTCCAGGTGCTCCCTGATCTGGCTCTTGAGGAACTGCCGGTTCTCCTCGTGCTGGCGGGCCAGCTCCTCATCGGACACCGCATCGGCGTGACCGGAGCCGCCGCAGGCCTCACACGTTTCCCGGCGCATCCGGTAGGCGTCCGGGTCCTCCTCCGGGTGAACGCCCGGCTTCTCCTGGTAGTCCGGGTTCTCTTCTTCAATGTCGTAGTGGCCGTTGCCCTCGCACTCCGGGCACGGACCGGCGGGGATCGCGCTCTCGTGCCGCAGCGACGCGCGGTAGAAGGTGCTCTCCGCCAGGTTCCGTTGCAGCTGCGTCGGCCGGTAGAGGTCCTTCTTGTCGGCGTTGTCCGGGTGGTCGAGGTCGAGCTTCGGGTCGCCCGGGTCCTGGTAGCTGTTCCACCACTTCTGCCCGGCTGGCGACCGGCCGCCGTGGTCGAACATGTGGGTCGGGTGCTGACGCCGCAGCTCGTCCTGCATGGCGCTGCCGTAGCCCTTGCCCCGGCTCTCCTCGTCATAGACCTTCATGTCGTGGATGGCCAGGGCCGGGTGGGCTGGGTCGCCGGGCTTGGTCTTGGAGTAGTAGATCGTCCCCGCGACTCCGGACCCGTGATTGGGCCCCTGATGCGGACCGTTGTGGATCTTGAAGAGGTGGTGCGACCAGCCCGGGTGAGTCTCTTCGCCTTCCTCGTGCCAGGGGTCGGCACGGCCCTCCCAGACCGGGTGGTCGTTGCCGGGTCCCACGGCGTTGTAAGTGGTGAAGTCGACCCCCGTGGGCGGCTCGGGGTGATTGCGCGACGGCATGGCGAGCTTCGAGCTGAGTTGACCGTCCATTTTGGATCCCTTGGCGCTCATCAAGGCTTGTGGACCCGGCTCGGAGATCGGGCACACCTGCTGCTCCCACCGGGTTGTCCATGGGCACGCACCACGGTTCTGAGGGACAGCCAACAGCGTGTTGTTGCGGTCGTTCGGGAAGGTGCACTGCGCCATGCGGCGCCACGTGCACCAGTCGGGTCCATCGCTTGCTGCCGTCCGGCTGGTACCCGCGTCCCGGGACATCTCGGTCAGCGTGCACACGCCGTCGTCGTGGTGGCGGATCGCGTGATCGCGGTCGTGGTCCGGGAAGTCGCAATCGGTCGCCATCCCATACCGGGCGCCGTGCTTCTGCAACGTGCCGTGCACGTCGTAACCGGTGTCCTCGTCGTAGTGCGGGAAACCGTGCTTGTCCGCATCGTAGACGAGCGCCTGCACGGGTTCCTTACGCAGCAACGCGGACGCGGTGCGGTGGTGGCCTTCGACGGCGAAGAGGTTGTTCTCGTGCTTGACGAACATCGGGTGGTGCGTGCCGGGGTAGCTCTGCCCGACCTCGGTGACGCCGTGCTCTTTCACGTGCTGCACATCATCGCCGGGGTTCTGCACGTACCTGTTCACATGCTTGTCCACCACGTACGGCTGGGTCGCGTACACGTGGTGCTTGGACAAGTCGACATTCCGGACTTCGCCCCTGTCGCGCCAATCCTGGTAATCGTTCTCGTTGTGGTTGGACAGCATGTGGTAGAGGCCCTCGTGATGAGCGACCGGCTTGATGTCGTTTTCCTTATCCTGCTTGGCTTTCTCGTACGCCTCGCCGTGGCGCTCGTGGTATCCCGAGGGGTAGTCGTCGTAGTCCTCGTAATGCCCGCGCTCGTACGTGTTCGGATCCGGTGCCGTGTCGTCCCACAGGTTCTCGTCGAAGCCGCCCTCGGGATGGCGACTGCCGTACAGGGCCCGGTCCTCTTCCTTGTGAAACTCGTGCTGACCCTCGTAGCCCTCGACGTAACCGGCGAAGCCAGCGTGCTTCACCGGCGTCAGCGTGTGCAGACGGCTGAAGTGCTGCTCGCCGGTGCGGTGGTCGTGGCCGAACCGGGTCAGCAGCGCGTGCGTCTCCGGGTCGGTGAGCTTCGAGATGCGGTCGTTGTTCGGCCGGGCAAGCGGGTCGTACACGGTCGCACCCGCGCCGCCGACGCCGCCGGAGCGGGGGTCGGCGTCCGGCTTCGGGTGGTTCGAGGGGTCGCCGATCAGCTCCGGCGTCCACTGTGCGCCGTCGTGCGCGGACATGGTGCCGCCGCACGCGGTGCACGTTGCCTGCCGGACCTTGCCGTTATCGGTCAGGTCGGTGAAGTCGTTCGCTCCGCAGTAGGAGCACGACGCGGGCTGCTCCTTGTTCGGCAGGACGGCCTCGGCTGGACCCGTGTTGTCCTGCTCCAACGCGAACTTGCGGAAGTTGAAGCCCATCTCAGAAGGCCTTCTCGGGGAACCGGTGTGTTGCTAGACTACACACATGATCAACCTTGCCAAGGTCGGCAGCCGTGGCCCCCGGAAGTCGATCGAGGACCGCTTCTGGAGCAAGGTGACTCGCGCAGGTGAGACAGATTGCTGGCTGTGGACCGGTGCGACTACCCGCCTCGGATACGGCAATTTTTGGGATGGCACCTACACCGCCCGAGGTCGCCCACGCATGGTCGAGGCTCACCGCTGGGCCTACTCCCACTTCGTGGTTCCGCCCGGCGAGATGCACGTGCGACACGCCTGCGACGTTCGTGCCTGCGTGAACTTCACGGCACACCTGCTGCTGGGGACGATCGGAGATAACATTCGCGATCGCGAGGAGCGAGGACGCGGGGTAATCCCTGACAACCGAGGCTTTGCCCGAGGCAAGGGCGCGAAGCTCACTGCGGATCAAGTCCGCGCCATCCGCGCCGCCAGCACCGGCGCTTGGGGTGAGCAAGGCCGATTGGCGACGGAGTTCGGAGTTTCCCGCCAGATGATCGGAAGCATCCTCAGCGGGCGACGCTGGGTTGAGTGATGCCCGGACCTGACGAGCAGGATCGGGACGATCGAACAACACGGTTCCGAGTTCTTCATAGTCGTCCGACGCGAGATGATGCTCGCTCGCGGTCGTCTGCGCGGCCGTACTCAGCTGGGACGCGACGTAGGAGCCGCCGCCCATGCCGTCGTCGAGCACGACCTGGTACTCCTCGGCCCCGGGCCACGGTCCGTCGAACACCGCCTCGACGGTGCCGAGGATGCCGTCAACGGTCATCACCCGCTGCGTCGGCTTGAAGTCCCAGTAGTCTTCCGAACTCACTCCACCGGTCTTCTGCACGCCGAGAGTGTCGTGGGCGATCCGGGTGTGCCGACCGCTGAAGTTCATGGCTGCCTCCTCGCTTCTTAGATCGGCATTTCCGGGTCTCAGGCAGGCCCTGCGCAACCTTTCTCGTCCTCGACGGCATCCACTACCGCCTGGGCGAGATCGATCGTGAACTGGACCGGCTTGCCCAGCAGCGAGCGGGAGGTCACGCAGACCTCGATGCCCGCGCGGAGGATGTCCCGCACGGGTCCGCGCAGTGTGGCCGGTTCGATCACGTCGAGGTGCGCCAGGGCCGCCGACATCAGCGACGAGGCGCTGCGTGGGGAGTGCTCGTTCATGCGGTCTCCTCGTCCCATTCGGCCTTCCACTGCTCGTCGCGGGGCACGTGGACGTGACGGCGCATCCCGGCGTGCTTCGGACCGCCGAAGCGGCCGGTCGGCCGGTAGTCCTCCGGTCGCTTCTCCTCCGAGTTGTCCGGCGGCGTGAAGTGCTCGGCCGTCGCCTCACGGATCTGGCCGTAGGCGTAGCGGAAACCGGCGGTCTTGCGGGAGGCCGGTTTCGGCATGGTGGCGCGCTGCTCGTCGGACTCGGCCGGTCGCTGATCGCCGGGGTTCTGCCCTTGCGGCGGAGGCATGAGGATCACCTGTCCTTGTCCGGTCGCCTGGTCGGTCGGGGTACCACCCTCGGTGTCCTGGTCGGTGTTGGCCAGGTCGTCCGGTGTCGGCGCGAGCGCGGGGTTGTCCGGCGGCACGGCACCGAGGGCCGGGATGGCCGCGTCCTGCCCGGCCATCTCCTCGCTCTGCGGCTTCATCGCCTTCGGCTGGAAGTCCTGCTTCAGGTCGTCCGGGATCGGCAGGTTCTGGTCCCGCAGCGCCAGGTAGGTCTCGCGGCGGGTCTCCTGCTCGGCGATCGCCAGCGCCACCTGCTCGGCCTTGCGGACTTCGAGCATGTCGTCGAAGTCGATGCCGGTGTTCTCCAGCCGGTTGTGGTACGGGACCGGCACGCCGCTCATGTTGAGCGATTCGAGGAACTGGCGCTCCATCTGCTCGTCGGCGAGGTTCATGGTGGCGAACTTCAGCTCCGGCACGAGTAGCTTCGGCTGCTCCACGATGCGCTGCTCGCCGGTCTCCTCGTCGACCTCCAGGACCTCTTCCATCTTCACGTATCGCTTGCCGCCGCGCTCCTCGTAGTCCCAGTGCTCCTGGGCCTCGGCCACAATGGACGCCCGGTCCTGGAAGAAGTCGGAGATCTGGCGCTGGTAGTGGGTCAGCAGTTGCGTGACGATGTCGCGGTTCAGGGCGTCGGCCGCGTACGTCTCGCCCTGGTCGGCTCCCTGGAGGACGGTGCGGGAAAGACCGAACACCTGGAGGATGCGGTCCTCGATGCGCTCGAAGTCGGCCGTCAGGTCGGGCATGTTCTCCCGCCCGAACACGGGCGCCATGTCGGTGGCGAAGTGCGAGGTGAGCACCCGGAAGTCACCGGCCAGGGCCGCGTCCATCGACTCCTCGAAGTCCAGCAGATCGTCGGGCGTGGGGATCCACGGCGAGTCGGTGCCGAGATCACTTGCCGATGCGCCAAGCTTTACGAGGATCAGTGGCGTGTAGAGCCGGTCGGCGATCGCGTCGAGTGCCGAGTTGAGCATCTCCTCCTGAAGGATCGCGCGGAAGCCGCGCATCAGGATCGGCAGACCGCGCTTGTGGAACGTGTCGCCCTTGAACTTGATCTGCTTCAGCAGCATGTTCGAGACCGGCATGAGGGCGTCCTCGCCCGCGTACGCGGTCAGCTCGGGGTAGTTCTGGACGAGCGCGTTGTACTCCCACACCGGCTGGCGGTCCTGGAGGACCTTGCGCAGCGTCTCGGGCAGGCGGATGAGGAAGCGCGGGTCCTTGAGGAACGGCGACTTCTCCACGTTCACGTCGTCGGGGTTGAGCAGTTCGTCGTCTTCCCAGACGCCAAGGGTTTCGTTGAACGAGCCGAGCGGCCACGCCTCGCCGGTGATCCAGTACTCACGGCCGACGTCGATCAGGTAGTTGCGGTAGTCGAGCTGATCGAAGAACAGGTCCTCGTAGAAGCCCTTGATCTGGTCGTCCTTGCAGTCGACCTCGATGCCCTGCAAGGGGAACTTCGTGAAGATGTCGATGCACGCCGCGACGATCGGGTGCGTCAGGTACAGCAGGCGGCAGAACTGCCTGATCTTCCTGAGTTCGTCCTCTTTGGTCACGTCGAACGGCAGGTTGTTCTGCCGCCAGTAGAACATCGGGTCGCGAGGGCGGCCGGTCGCGAACGACACGTTGGCCGTCTGCGTCCCGGTCGCACCCGAGCCTGCCGCCGTGCGGCGCATCCCGAGGCGCTGCTTGCGCATGCGCGTCATGACCTCGGCGCTGTTGTCCTTCGCCGCGTTGCCGATGTTCGGCAAGGACACGCCGGTCTTCGGCATCCTCCTCGCCTCGGACACCGACTGGTTCAGGATCAGTCCACCGGCGCGACGCCTGCGGTCGTTGACCTCGAAATCCGCCACGCCTACTCCCTATTACTCTGTGGCGGGCTCTTCCGCCACCGTTTCGTCGTCGGCCTTCTTCAGCACTCCCCAGGAGATGAGCTTATCGACGTGGGTCTGATCCCTGGGTGTTTCGTAAGGGATTTCGACCTGCGAGCCGATCTCGTGCCTGCCTTCGGGGGAAATCCAGTTGTCCGTCACAATAAATTGCGCCATCAGAATCCATTCTCCTCGCGGATCTTCGTCAGGACTGCCTGCGGGTCGCTGGCGTGGGCAAGCGCGAGATGGCGCACGTACCGGTCCTCGTCGAGCATCGCGCCGGAAACCGTGCGGTACAACAAGGATTTCTTCGCGAACGGGTTGCCGTCGTCGGAGTCGTCGCCGCCGTCATCCTCGTCGGGTGGGGCCTGCCCTGGCGGCTGCTCCTGGTCGTCCGGAACCCCGTCACCATCCTGATCGGCATTCGGGTCAACCGGTTGCCCAGCGGCCGGATCACCCGGATCCTGACCAGGCCACTGTGGACCCATACCCGGCACCTGCACCGGCATACCATTAATGGTTTGCGGGAAGGCAGGGTATTGCGGCTGAACCTGCACGGTGAAGCAGGCCGAGCAGAATTGGCATTCGATCGTGCCGTCATTGCGCGCCAGCACCTGACCGGATCCGCAGAAGGGGCAGTGGAACACCACTTCGGCGTCGCCGGAGTCGTGCGCCATGATCACGATGCGCGGCATGCCCTGGGCGATGGCGCGGGCCACCTTGGAGTGTCCGGCGCCGCTCCAGCCAACCCGGAGGGCGATGCGCTCGTTGTTGCCCAATGTGGAGTGCAGTCCGTCCACATAGCCCTGGTAGAAGTGCTCCGGGTGCGGCGAGCTGTCGTGGGCACTGTCCATCTCGGACAAGTCCGCGTTGTCAATGTCGGTCGCGTGCTTCTCCCCGAGCAAATGCCCGTGGTGCCACTCCTGCTCTTCCGGCGGCAGGTCGTCAAAGGACTGACCCCGGGAGTGCTTGATCCAGTCCTGGGAGGTGAGCTTGCGCTCGACCCCGGCGCCGGAGTGCTCTCCCCGGCCGAAGTAAGCGTCGTGCTCTTCCTGGCCACCGACGATGCCCGGCTGCTCGAACCGGCGCTGCTGTGCGTCCTGGGCGCGGCGGAACTCGTCCCAGTCGGCCGCATAGTGCGGGTTGTAGGTGGTGGTGTTCGCGCTGGTGGTGCCGTTCGTGGTGGTGGTGATGTACGTCGGGCAGTACGTGTGGATGTCCGGGGCGTACCACCGTCCGGCGTTCCAGTGGCCGTTGGCGCTGGCCGTGTGCCGGTACTGGCCGAGGTCGTGCGCCATCTCGTGCATGTGCTGCGGAAGGATGCCGATCTTCTGGTCGCCGAACTCGCCGTTCAGGTGCAGGAACGCGTTCTGCCCCCGGGTCTCGCTGGTCATCGCCGGGCGCGCGTGCGGGGAGAACATCTTCGAGTGCGCCGCGAAGGCCGCCTCCTCGCCGTGGGCGTCGAAGCCACGGCCGGTGGCAGCGTGGCCGAACGCGTCGTGCACCGCGCGGAACTTGTCGTTGTCGTCGTCGGAGAAGAACGGGTGGCTGCCGGTGCTAGCGGTCTTCAGCACCTTGATGCGCTTGTTGTCGCGCAGATCCGACACCATCTCGTGGACGTTCTTGTACGGGTCGTAGTCCACCGGGTGGACCTTGATTCCCATGCGGTTCGTCAAGTGATCGTACTGCTGGTTGACTTCGTCGCCCATGCGGTGGAAAGCAGGCACGGCCTTGTCATCCCAGTCGGGCAGCTTCTGGTACGCCCGGCCGATCGTCTTCAGGTCGTGGGCGTTGGTGCGCACGTCGGCGTAGCTGTGGTCGTGCGGGTCGCCCAGGCCGACGTTGCGGTTGTAGGCGCGGGCACCCTCGATGATGTTGTGCACGCCCTCGAAGGGCGCGTTGTGCACGTGGTGGTCCTCGCGCCCGACAGCCTCGGCACGTTCGTCCTGAATGTGCTGGGGAAGGATGAGCGCACCGTGGTGCACGGGCAGACGGCGGCCGTTCGAGGTGTGGTACACCCCGAACTTCTGCTTCTGCCACAACTCGTGCGGGTGGTTCTCCACTTGCTACTCTCCCAGCGGCTCGGTCATCGCCATTTCACGGTGGTGGTGATCTTCCCGGCCGTCCCCGGAAGATGTCGTCCAGCTTCCCGGGACGGCCACCCTTATTCCTCGTCCTCCGGCCCGTACACGTCGTGCAGGAGCACGCGTGAGGCCAGCGTCACCAGCTCACTCGCCTCGTCCTCATCGAGCTGACCGAGCACCTCGCGCAGGGACGACTCCTGGCGGATGCGTTCCTCCACGAAGGACTGGGCCTCTTCGGCGATCGCCTGGAAGTTGGCGGTGTAGCCCGAACTGGCCAGCATGGTCAGCACGCCCAGGCTGCCGTCGGTGTCGTAGGCCTGGCGGGCGCTCGTGTGCGGGACGGGCCCGACTTCGAGTGAGTCCTCCAAGCCGTCCTGGACAGCCGCGTATTTCTTGCTTGCTGGCAAGACTTCCGCGCCCAGACTCTGGATCGTCACCTCACCTCGGCGACTGCCGTCCAGCCACTGCACGTGCCCGGTGTTGGTGCTCGCGAAGGCGAGCAGGCGGCCGTGATCGCCGAGGGAAAGGCCCTGATGGCCGCCGCCGACGTAACTCACGGCCTGGCCCTCGTAGAAATTCACTATGCCTCCGGGTACCTGCGCACGGTGTTCCGGGCCAGGGCCACGACTTCGCGTGGTGTGAGGCCCGGATTCTGCTGAGCCACCGAGGTGGCCACACTGACAAGACGACCGGCCCGGGTGGTGCGGCTGGCCGACTTGTAGCTGCGCTTGTTCGGCCTGAAGCCGGTGGGCGGGTGGTACGGGTCGATCTCCGGGTGCCGGTCGATGTCGGCCAGTGGGCCGCAGCTCGGGCAGTTCCACCAGCCGTTGCCGTTGGCCGCCACTACCAGGTTGGTGTCCTGGGTGCGGCACCGGAAGTTCGGGCAGGCGGCTCCGCGCAGCACGAGCGGGTTCGAGGCCTGCTTACTGCCGATGAACGGGACCTTCGTCTGCGTGGACGGGTAGTTGTGCCGCGCCACGGCGGGCGGGTCCACGTCGGTAGTGGGCGTCATGAAGCCGGTGCCGCCGCACTCGCGGCACTTGGTCTTGTCCTGAAGGTCGTAACCGGAACCGTGGCACACGGGGCAACGCTTCGGGCCCATGTGCGGGTCGTCGGAGTTCGCCATCGGATTCACGCCCGGCATCGGTCCCTTGTAGACATCCCACCCGGGGATCTCCGAGCCGACGGGGCCGGGGTCGGTGTACGCCTGCTTCGTCATGAAGTCGACGAACTCCGGCTCAGGCTGGGCCAGCGCGGCGGACACCTGGAAGATGCGCTGCTGCTGGGCCTTGTCGCCCGGGTCGAACAGGTCGATGTCCTGGGATCCGCAGTCGCAGCGGAGACCGGCGGTTACCCTCTCGACCGCGCCGTGTCCGGCGCAGGACCAGCAGAAGAGGTCGGTCGTCATCAGTCTTCGTCCTCCTCATCCTGCTGCTGTGGGCGGAGACCGCCACCGTCGGAAGTGGTTTGCCGGATCGGCTCTTGCGCCCGTTGCGGCGTGTTCACGTTGCGGTCTTCCATGCGCTGGCGGGGCGCCTGGTTGATCTGGCCCTCCCACGTGCGCTCGTTGAACTCGTCGCCGACGCCGGTCGGGTTGAACATGTCGGGCCGGTCGCGGGTCTGCTCGGCGACCCGGTACACGCCCTGGAACGGGTTCGGCGCTGCCATGCCCGCACCCATCCCCGCTCCTGCGCCTCCGCCACCGGCGGGGCTGTTCGGGAAGGGGCTCGACGACACCGACGGGTTGGGGATCGTCATCGGCTGCATGGGCGGCATGGCTTCCGCGCCGGGGCCGCCCTGCTGCATCGACGGCGGGGGAGTCGGCGTGCTGCTGCCGCCGGTCGAGTCGCCCGGGTTCGGACCCGTATCCGTCGAGGATGCGTCCGCGTAATGGGCGGCTGCCTCACGGTCGCCGAACGACGAGTGCTTCGACATCTCCATCGCGCGGAAGGACGCCTTCGCCTTTTCCTCGGAGTCGTGGTGCGAAAGGACCTTGCCGGTGCCCTTCTGCGTGACCACCCAGCCCTCGCCGTCGGGATTCGGCTTCACGTACTGATAGTCGGCCGTCTTGGCCGCGTAGTAGCCGGGCCCGAAGGGGTTGGTCGTCTGGCGCTTCGGCTTGGCCGAGCCAGGAGGGGCCGGTGCGGGTGCGCGGCGCAAGTTCTCCGGCGCGATGTAGGTGTGACCCACCTCGGAGTCCCGGTGCTTCACGCCCACCCAGATGTCGCCATTCGCGTCGTCACCGGGCTCGGTGACGTGATCGACCTTGCCGACATACCCGGCGGGCACGTCAATGCCCATGTCCGGGTCATGGTGGTCGTGGAGAACCTTGACGTATTCGCCCTTCTGCAAGGGCTTGCGCGCACCGGAGTAGTGCAGCCGCTGCATCCGCTCCTGCACCCACGGGTGGTCGCCCGGCAGGCGCGGATGGTGGTCCTGGTCTCCTTCGAGGTGCTTCCACTCGTTCCCGTGCCGGTACACGGGCCGGTTGCAGTCGTAGCAGGCGCCGACGTTCGACCGCTTCCGGTCGGCCACCTCGTTGGGGTCGGGGGTGGTGACGTAGCCGCCGCGCGCTTCCTTGGTGTTCAGGCCGTTCTCGTTCGAGTACGAATGCCCGTCGCCCTCGGTGCCGGTCGACTGCACCGGCGGCACCGCGCCGAAGTAGTCGACGCGCTCGTTCGCCTCGGGCAGGGAGACATCCGCCGGGAAGCCCGCCTGCTGGTCTCCAGCGGCGCCTTCCTCACCCCCGGCGAAGTAGAAAGGGTTCGGACCGGTTCCGGTCTGCACTCCTTCGTCCTCGTAGCCGACGGCGGCGCTCTTGGTGTTGCCCGGGTTCTGGTACGGGCCGAAGTTCATCGGCCGGTTCACCCAGAAGTCGGGCTGCTCCTGCCACTGCGACGGCTGCATGGGGAACTCGCCCTGCATCGGGTTCACCGGGTCGCCGCCGGTCGGGTGCTGCGGGTAGGTGCCCGTCTGGCCCGTCTCCGGCCCCTGCTCCTGCTCACCGCTCGGGTAGTAGGGATTGCCGGGTGTCTCGTCGGCCGCCGACTGGACGGTGATCCACTGGCCCGAGGCCTCGTGGAAGAACTGCATCGGCTCGGCGGCGGCTTCGGCTGCCTCGGCCGCAGCGCGGGCTTCGGCGTAGATCCCGTAGTCCTCACGGAAGGACGAGACGACTTCGTCACGCAGGATCTCGTGGGCGACCCGGGCCTCGATCTGGTCCATGGTCAACGCGAGACGGTGTTCGAACTCCCGCTCGGTCTGCGCCAGGGCGAGGAACGGCCAGAGGTTCGCCGTGGCCATCTTGGCGACGCCGAGGTCCAGCGCGTGGTGCTCCTCCTCGGCGTCCCGCGAGGCTTCCAGCCAGAGACTTGTCATTGCGTCCTTCTTCGCTTACGGGTTGCGGAGGGTGGTCTTGTCCTCGTCCGGGCCCTCGACGTGGGGTACCGGCTGACGACGGTGGTCGGATCGGTCCTGCGGGTCCTTCCACAGCGGGTCGGACGTGACCGGGTCTCCGAAGGGCTCAGAGCCGTTGTAAGGCGCTGGGCCGCCGGGGGTGGCTGGATCCATGCCATCGGTGCTGGGGGGCAGCGCAGGAGGCGTTGGGCGGCCATCAGGGCTGCCGTCGGCCATGTTGGTCGTGTCCATCGACATGTCCGACGACAGGCTGCCCTCGGCGAGGACCTTGAACGCAGCGCGGAAGTCCATCAGGCCCTCCTTTCCCCGACAGTCCCTCAGCGACCCTGGGTGCGCAGGAACGCCTGGCGCTGGGCGATGAACTGCTGCGCCTTCGCGATCTCCGGGTCCACGGCCGACTGCTTGCCGTTCACTGGCGGGTTCGGGAACGCCGGTCCCGCCGGTGCCTGGGTGCTCTGCTGACGGCCACCCATGTCCATCTGCGCGGGCTGGCCCGGCTGCCACTGGCTCGGGTTGTTGGTCTCGTCGTCGGCTTCCATCGCGCCGTACGGCTTCACCGCGCGGTCGCCCTGGTCGCCGCCGTAGCCGTAGACCGGGTCAGGCTGGCCCAAGTTCGAGGAGGGCGCGTTGCCGCCGTCCTGCTGTCCCGGGCCGTAGCCACCGGCGCCCATATCACCGGCCCAGCCGGAGTCGTCGTAACCGGCCATCACGCGGCGGTAGGCGGCCTCGGCGGCGGCCTTGCGCTGCGACGCCTGCGACGCGAGCGGGCTCTTCGCGTTGCGCTCCTGCACCTGCTGCTCGGTCTCGTTGATCGCCTGCGGGATCAGCTTGGGGTCCATCACCCACGGGAACGCGACCTCAGCCGGAAGAGGTGTCGGCGCGATCTTGGTGTCGGAAGGGTCGACCACCTGCTGGATCTCCGGCAGGCCCGAGTACGCCTGCTTCGGGAGCTGCGGGGCCTGACGCACGGCCACCCGACCGTGGCCCCCGCAAGTCGGGCACTGTGCGTGCTGCATGGACGCCGATCCTTTCTTCTGGTTCGCGTCGCCGTTGTCGGCGTCGGCGGTGGAGTTGGTCACGCCGAGACCCGGGTCGTTCTCCGGCGTCACGTCAGAAGCACCCGACGACGGCGCGCCATCCAGCTCTTGCAGCTGTGGTGCGCGCTCGGAGGTCGTGGCGGTTTCGGGGAGGGCGTTCTCGTAGTTGCCGGTGGGGAACACGTCGAACGTGCCGCCCCCGGCTTCCGGCAGGGCGTCGGCGACCTTGATGGTGCCGGACTTCACCTCACGGGCGTGCAGAGCGGCCACGTGGGAGAAGAACAGGTCCTCGGCGACATCGGCGTCCTCGCCGAACTTGCCGGAGATCTTGCGGGCGACACCCTTGGCCTGCTCGGTGAACTCGGCCGGGTGTTCCTTGACGAGTGACGCGGTTTTCCCGTACCAGAGGGAAGCCTGGGCGAGGATCTCGTGCTCGTTGGCGCGCAGGTCCGTGCCGGTGTCGATGTCGCCAAGCCAGTCGGTGGCGGCGGTGTGGTGCTCGTGCACCCGGACCGGGACAAGGTGATCACGCACGACGGCATCGGCAAGGTCGAGTTCGTTGGCCGCTGCCGCCGTGCGGACGTTCGCCGCGCGGATCGCGCTGGCTTCGTTCACCAGACGTGTCGCCTCGGCCAGGGACACGCCAGGCTTTGCCGCCTCGGCCATGAGCCGGTGGGCATCGTGGGATGTGGGCATCGCTGCGGTCTCCTGAACTGTTGGCGTCCGCTCTCTATCCCTTCGGAGCGGACCTGCAACAGCCAACAGGAACTAGCGAGAACCGGTCCTGTCGTGCAGACGTAATGCCATTTCGTGAATGCGTTTCTCTGCGTCATTCTGAGAATGCGATTTATCGTCATTCCACAGAGGATTGGGCCAGTCGATGTACTCGTCGAGGTCGTCGGAGAACCCCGTGCAGAGACGATGCGGCCCGGCGGGCCGATCGCAGATGATCTCGGCCTCGCAGGGCTTCCCGTTGCCGCAGCGCTTCAGCGCATCCATGCCATCGATCACTTCCCCTTGTCGTTCCACCAACCTTTTGCCTGCTTCAGCTCCGCCATCTTCGCGCCGATCTTCGCGGCGAACTCCTCGTCGTCCTGGTACCGGCTGCGCAGTGCTTGCTCGATCTCGTCGAGCAACGCGAACTCCCAGTCTTCTTCGGGGTCGATCGCGCTGCACTGCTGGGTGATCGCCTGACCGCCGATGCCCCGGCCGCGCCGGGAGGTGTTGCCGTACGTCGGGTGCATCTGCCACTGCAACAGAGACAGCAGCACCGCGAACTCATCCGTACTCGGACCAGGACCAGATTCCGACGTAGTCATACCGGTTGCCTTCCGCCTTGGGGTCGAGCCTGTAGTGATAGTGCGCCGCCGGTACCGGGCGCGGTGGCGTGAGGGGCGCGTGCGGCCACATCGGCTGGATCACCTTGCGGTCGGTGATCAGCAGCTCCTCGGCGAGGAACAACTGGTCGCCCGGTCCGAGCGACCGGAAGCCGGTCATCGTGAACAACAGGCCGTCCATGGGACCGCCGAAGAGGACGCCCACCTCACGCTCCATAGAGCACCTCCTCACGAGCTGACACGGGATGCCTTCCATGTCGCGCCGAGCCACACTACGGCGCCGAAGGCCATGGGGATGAAGAAGAGCGGATCCACGTAGCTGCCGAGCAACCCGCCGATCATCGTGAGCAAGTAGCCGAACACGCCCACTACGAAGCACAGCCGCAGCGTCCGCCGCCGAACGGACTGCCACCTAACGGCCACCGATCCTCCTGGAGTTCTTGTCGATCCACGGGCCGAACATCATCCTGATCGCGCCGCACCGGCACCGGTCCACCGGCACGTGCCCGGTTGTCGTCGTACCGCGCGTCTGCGCGGTGCAGAAGTGCCATCGCCACGGACGCTTGGCCTGGTGCCACGGGACGCCGTCGAGATGCTCGGTGATGCCGTTCTCGTCCTTGATCCAGTTTGGCTCATCGGTGAAGCCCGGGTCGAGGAAATCCTCAAGATCAGCCATCACGATTCTCCTTCGGCAACCGCAGCGACTTGACCTGTTCGGTGATGGCCTTCAGCGCGGGATCCGGCGGAGTCGGCGAAGCGCCCGGCAACAGCTCGATGCCGATCATCTGCCCGTCGCTCCGCCAGTCGATGTTGGCGACGACCTCCTGCGTCTGCGCCACATCGTCCCGCCGCAGCCGGACGTAGAACGCGTGCGCCTCCTCGTCGTGCTCGACGGCGACTCCCTCGGCGATGTCACGCAGGACCATGCCCCGGATGTAGCCGAGCATGAAGACACCGTGCTCGTCGTTCTTCAGCGTGGACATGATGTGCCGCACGAAGTCGAACAGCGCGGGTGAGTAGTGCTGCGCCTGGGTCGCGTACTGCTCGAAGTGCTTCCTCGTGTCTTCGTACTGGAGATGGAATTCCGCTTCAGTCCATCTTGGCTCGGTGCTCATGCCTTCACCCCGAAGTGGTGTCCGATGCTCCATTGTGGAATGCGTTCCTGGAGCAGCTTCACTTGATACCTCGACAACCGCACCACGTACGTGCTGTCCTCGTCCGCCTCGATCTGGAACCAGATGCCGTTCAGGGCCTGATCGAAGCTGTAGTTGCCCATGGTGGCCTTGGAGACCGAGCCGATGAGCTTGAGCAGCCCCTCGGCGTCGACCCGCACCTTCAGCGGCTTGGGGCCGCGCGTGAACAGGCCCATCAGCTCTTGTCCTTCGGCGGCTCGTACAGCGGGCCGCCCACGTTCTTCTTGATCGCCTCGCTGAGCTTCTTCGCGCCCTCGTCGGTGATCTCGCCGTGCTTGCCGCCCTTCTTCGTGGACGGGTTCATCCGGTCCTCGAAGTGGGTCTTGTTCTTGTCTTCCTTCTTGCCGCTCATCGCCGACGTCCCTTCTCTCGTTGAATCACGTGCCCCGTCCAGGCGTCGGACAGGGCGTAATGCCATTTGCCGTTGCGGGTGAACCTGAAGCGCCAGCCGACACGGACCGGGACGCCACCCGGGAAGTAGTTCACCGATTCGATCTTCACTTGTTGCCTTCGATCTTGTGTTCCTGCTTGTGCTCCGCCCACTTCGAAGGCCTGTCATCGGAGTTGTCGTAGTCGGAGAAGCTGTGGCCGCACAAGCAGTTCACCCACATTCCGAACGAGCCCATGAACGAGCTGTGGTAGCCGTGCGGGATGGTGCCGCCTCCATCGCACATTGCGGATCGGACCAGCAGTGTGTGACGGCCGTGGTCCCGATCACCCTTCTTGCATTCAGGGATCTTCGCCACGAGGAAACCTGCTTCCCTCAGCAGCGCGATCGCCGCCTTGATCTCGTCGCTCATTTGGGCGCCACTCCCGTCTTCACGTACAGGGTGAAGATGTGCGCGATACGGAGCACCTGCTCGGTGTAGTAATCGCGCCCCTTCGACACCTGTACCGACTGTTCGATCGCCCACATCCTGAGCGCCCTCTCCTCGGCCTCTGTCATCTCAGCCATCGATATCCCTCTTCTTCAGCGAGTCGAGGTGCTCATCCATCTCGGCGCGCAGCTCAGCGATCCTGCCGTCGGCGATCATCTGCACCCGGCGCGGTGCCTCGCCGGGCTCGTAAGCGGCGTTGTCGTCGCAGTCGGAGCAGTAGTACTCCTTGCCGCCGGAGAACATCGAGTAAATGGTGTTCGTGCCGCCGCACATGCCGCAGTGGTGCTTGCCGTCGCCCGGCTCGGGCTTGCGTTCCGGCTCCGGCGAGTCCGTCCACAACGAGTCGTCGCCCGCGACTTCCAGGATCTTCGCGATCTCCTTGTCGGTGGCGGGCGTCATGTCCTCCACGTACGCCGCGATCCGGCGCAAGTCGTCCTGCACTTCGGTGGAGGCCCCGCCGCGCTGCTGATCCCGGTGATCGAGCCAATCGGCCAGCAGGCGCAGCTTCATCGCGTCTCCGGCGAGGGGTCCCTGATCAGCCATCGTCCTTCACCACCTTCACCACGTCGAAGGTGTGCGCGCCGCGTTCGCGGCCTGATCGGTTGCTGCGCAAGGTAAGCCCGGTCGTCGCGCCCTTGCCGACGACGGTCCAGAGAATGCTTCCGCTCGTGAAGTGCACGGTGTCGCCGATGTCGAAGTCGTTGACCGGGTTGTGATAGGCGGGAAGCGGTTTCGGAGGCACGAGGATCCCCTCTCGGTAGACGACGAGTTGCTCGTCGGTGTAAGCGACCAGGTCTGAGACCTCAAGTCGGACGTAGGTGTTGTCGCGGGTGTACACGGCCGCGTCCCACTGCATGCCCGCCCACATGTAGCGGAAGCGGCCGGGACCGACGCGTTCCCGCGCCCACTGGGTGATGGTGTAGCCGGTGGCGCTGGTGCCGTCCCAGCGTTGCGAGTCCTCCATCAGCGGTGCGGACAGCTGCCGGTGTGGTCGCCCCACATACCGCCGCACGTCTGGCATTTGCCGTTCGGATTCATGATGCCTCCTCTCGATCTTCGTTGGTTGTTCAACACGTACACCGTGCCGTCGCGCGCAGGCAGCCGTGACAGCGCAGTGTGTAGCCGTCCTCGTCGTACGCGCCCCGGTAGGTGGTCCACTTCCCGCACGGGCACCGCTCCTTGCGCGGCTTCTCGCGCGGGACGACGATGATGCAGTCGTCACCATCGGGCCGGAGGCATTCGCCCGCGCGGACACACGCCACGCATGGGTCACTCACGACGCTTCTCCGGGACGAAACCCGCGCAGTTCTTGGTGCACTCGTCGCACGCGCCGTTGTAGTCGTTCAGGTGCCGGGCGCGGAGGTGGCCGCAGAAGTCGCACAGCTCGATCGCACGGCCCATGGGCGAGTAGGGCCGACCGTTCGAGCCGAAGTTCATGACCTTCCACACCTCGTCCGGCGCGGGCACGTACACGATGGGCCAATGCATCACGTCCACGTCGGTGTCGGTCTCCATCGGCCCGTAGACGTCGATGATGTGCCACTTGGCGTCTTCGCCCATCTGGTCAAGGAGGATCGCGTGAGCGAAGCCCTCAGGGGCACGACGGACGGTCCCGTGCGGAAGCTTGTTCGCCGCGTCGACCGTGAGGGTGGGATTGGTGATCATGCGCCCTCCTCTCCGAGGTCGCCGAGGATGGTGATGATCCGCAGCACGTCCTCGCGCTCGGGGCAGTCGTTGATCAACTGCTCTTCCATTTTGAGGGCGATCTTCAGGGCCCCGTCGATCCGCACACGCAACTCCTGCGCGGTCGCGTCGGCACCGTTCGCCGCCAACCGTGAGTTCTCCACGGTGAGCGCCTCAACCCGCTCACGCAACTGACGGATGCGCTCGGTTCGGGGCACGCTCACTCCTCATCCTCAGCGAACGCCATGAGCAGCTTCTCCAGCTGGCTCGGCAAACGCTCGGGATCGTCGGGCAGCTCGTCGAAGCCGGTCACCTCGGCGTTGAACCACGTGCCGCACTTCGTGCAGAAGCCGCACCCGTTGCGGAAGTGCCGACGCTCGAAGGGGCCGTGCTGCGGAGCGGCCGGGCACGAAGCCATCTCCAGCACCTTCAGCCAGCAGACCTTCTCCGCCTGGGCGAGTGTCTCGCCCTCGCCACGGAGGAACGTGCCCTTCGGGAACGCCTCCACGAACGCGGTCGTGTAGTTCGGCTCGCCCTCGGGTGTGATCACGAGGCCGCTCTTGCCGCCTTGCACCAGCATCCACACCGGCCACGCGTATTGCATCTCGTGGTCGGTGTTCTGAATCAGTCTGGTCATGCGATACCTCCCTTGCGTCTTGTCAAGGTTAACCGGGCTGTCAAGGCTTCCTCAGACCCAGTAGTCGCAGGTCGTCCAGGAAGGGGGCGGGCTCGACCGTCAGGAACGGGATACGCTCGGCCACCTTGGGCTCGAAGGGCGGGTCGGCTTCCAGCGTCACCCAGAACCGTTCACCGATGAGCGTCATCGCGTTCTCCGCTGTGATCGACTTGTCTTGGCTCTTGAGCAACCTGCTGCCCTGGGTTAGGAAGGCTCGGCGGCCGGAGATCTGAGGCATCACGATCCACACCCGCACGGGGTCGAGATCGTTCCTGTCCAGGAAGATCTCTTCCCAGTCGACCGAGATCACGCGGAGCAGTCTGCGTACGGTCATCCCCACTCCTCCGGGTCGTCGCGGTTCGCGAGGTAGCGCTCGCGCTTCTCCTCTTCGCTCTCCGACGGCGTCTCCTTCGCCTCACACTCACGGCATCGCCACTTGGCATCGGATTCGCCCAGTTCTTTGACGATCAACCGGTCGGACTCCCCACACACCTCGCACGTGCCCAGGAAGTCACTCGGGGTGACGTCTATGCCGATGCCGTCGAGGGCCTTGATCCACGACTGAATCGTGGCGTGGTCTTCTTCCTTGCCCATGCGCCTCACTCCTCCCTCGGGTCGGCGGCATAGCTGCTGCCCTCTTGGCCGGGCTCGTTCGAGCCGTGGCACACGTTGCGGTGGTCGGTGGCGGCCGGGCATCGCTTGTTGCCGCACACGCGGCACAGGTGCATCCGGAGGCGCACGCGCATCAACGGGCTTTCCTCGTCGCCCGGCTCCGGCATCGGCGGGCGCTTCTCGGCGGGCGGCTTGCCGCTGATGAACTCGGCCCACGTTGGCTCGTACGGCATTTCGCACGCGGTGCACGGGCATCCGTCCGGGTTCGAGTACCAGCCGTCCGGGTAGGGCTTACGGTCCCGGCGGACGTTGCTCTCGCACACCTCCACCGGGTGCATGCGCTTCGCCGGGACCGCGTGGGACTCGTGGCACGACGCTTCGCAACCGTCGTCGCACTCGGTGGGGCACGTGTAGCCGGGGCTGCCCGACTCGCCCGTCCGGCGCGGCGAGCGGCGACGGTGGATGGGCTCTTCGGTCACGGCAATTCTCCCTTCATTTCCCGGACGACGTGGCTGAGCCTCGTGACGGCGCTGGTGATCTGACTAAGGAGTCGTGCAAGGTTGGTGGTCATTCCGTAGACGGTGCGATGGTATTCCTTGTGCTTCTCCGCCATAGAGTTCTCGACTACCGCACCGCATTCGTCGCAGGCAGAAAGCTGGCTGGAATTAAGGATCATGGCCGCTCCACTTCCCCGAAGTCGTTGCCGTCGATGGGCTGGGTGAGTTGGTCGGCGAGCTGCTTGTCGCGCAGGACGATCGCGGTCTTTTCCCACGACAGCAACGTTTCACGCTTCTTCGCGTCGCTCATCTCACCCTGGCGCACGGACTCCAGGTCGTCGGCGAGCGTGCCGAAGTCGTCGCGCAAGGATTCCTCGGCATGTGCCGCATCCACCCGGGCAAGCACCTGCCGGTCCACGACGGGACCGACGATGCGGTTCATGATCTCCCTCGCCGTGATGCGCTTGTCGGCGATGCCCTCGAACTCCACCAGCAGCAGAACGATGGACTCCTCCACGCTCGCGCTCAGTTCGAGAAGCGTGAGGTGGACGGCGCAGAGACCGTCGTGCACCTCTTCCTGCGGGCACGGTTTTCCGGCCGTCATGTAGATGCAAGGGCTCATGGCTTGGCCTCCTGTTCCTTGGCCTGCTCGGCGTCGATCCACCGGTCGGTCTCCCACCGGGCGAGGTCCTTGGTGCCGTACGTGAAGATCGACGACTTCCAGTGGTTCCAGAAGGCCACGGCCACGTCGTGGTAGCTTCCGTCCTCAATGGACGGTCGTGCGCCGATGAGGAACGCTTCGATCATCTCGATCACACGCTCGTCGGAGAAACCGATGATCCACGAGCTTTCGATCGTCGTCTCCAGCTGCTTGATGTAGTGCATCGTCACGTCGGTCGCCGCTCCGCCCTCCGGGCCGAGAAGCGCCGACAGGAACGCGATCACGTCCTGGTCGCGCTGGTGCTGGCGGGCGAGTTCGTGGTTGCGGGCTCGGTACTTCGCGAGCAGGTTCTTCGCCGTCGTCAAACGGTCACGCAGGTAGACGGCGCGCGCGAGAAGCCGATCTTCTTTCTCCGTCAACGGTTCCTCCTCGTCTTGATCCGGGCCTCCACGGCCACGTCGACCCGGCTCACCATCGCGAGAAGCTCCCAGATCGCCACGAGCGACGGGCCGGTGATGGAGAACGGTGCGCCCATCGCCTTCCCGACCATCGTGTACCGGCCGTTGTCGGCCCTGGTGACCGTGGTGGTGTAGCCGTAGCGGCGTTTGACCAGCCACGCGTAGAGCCGCAGTCGCATCAGGGCCTCCCTCGTTCAGGTTTGTGAGCAAGCTCTTATTGTCCCACAAACCTGAACGAAAGACAAGGTTACTCTCGCTTCTTTCCGCAGCCCGAGCAGTACGTTTCGTCCTCGTAGTGGAACGTCGCCGGACCGGCAGGACAGGTGCACCAACCCGGCTTGACGAGCGTCGCCACCCGCGACTTCACGAACTGCTCGTTCTCGCTCAGACCGGCCAGCGGGTAGAGCGTGGTCTCCTCGGAGTGGATCCCGAAGGTGCGTGCGATCCACTCACGGGACCGGCCCACACGCCCCTGCTTGGTCTGGTTGTCCGCGAGCGCGTTGCTCATCGAGTCGGACATGACGAACTGGTCGTAGCGGATCTCCCACCACGCGTCCCGGGTACGGTCCTCGATCTTGCGGGCTCGGCCGGTGGCCTTCACCGAGCCGCGTTCGATGGTCTCGAAGGTGATCGGCGCGCGTTCCGCCTCGGTCGTTTCCGGCGGAGTCTCCTCGGTGCTGAACGTGACCGTGATCTTCTGCTCGCCCGACTGCACCTGCATCTCCGGCGCAGACTCGTCCATGACCATGACTCGTCCGCGCAACACCTCGTCCACCGTGGTCAACGGCGGCCCGAGCACACGGTCACCATCACCGTCGCTGGCCTCGACGATCTCACGCAGGGGACCCCACGAGCGGAGGATGTATTCGAGGTTGTCGTATTCGTCCTCGTCACCCTCGACGACCTTCTCCTCGAACTCCTTGATCGCGTCGTCTTCGCTCTCAATGTCCCAGTCGGAGGTCATGTACGTGCCGCTCAGGAGCACCCATTCGTCGTTGTCCTTGTCCTGGAACCAGCGCAGCTTCGTGCCCAGGGGAGTCGTCTTCGGCGTCTCTGCGGGCGTCTCAGGGGCCGGAACGGGCTTCTCCTCGCGGACGACGAGGCGACCGCGCTGTCCCCATACCCTGCGGTCTTCGCGGTTGTCGAAGTAGATCTTCGCCGCCCCCCGCTCGCCACCACCGTGGTCGGCCGCGAACCACCGGTCGTCTTCGTACTCGTACCACGTCTTGCTGCCGACGCCGGGACGAGCCTTCAACGGTTTGATGTGCTCGACCGAGTCGGTGACACGGTTTTTTCTCTCAACCATGGCACGCAGGGAGTCCTCCACGTCGACAGGCTGGTCTTCGACCAAGCCCAAGTCTTCCTGCTTACGGCCGTACCAGGGGGACGCACGGTTCTCGAAGTAGAGCTGCGCTGCGACACGCTCGTCGCCATCGCCCTGCGAGTTGAGCCACCGGTTTTCCTCGTACTCGTACCAGGTCTTGCCCTGGCGGTCCTGGCGGGCACGCAACGGCATGATGTTGTCCACCGACTCGGCGTCGGCATTGACCCTGGCAATGATGCGTCGCTGGTCCTCGGGCACGTCCTTGACGACGGAAGCAGCGGGCGTGCCCTCGACCTTGGCGACGGGGTTGATCACGTCCACGAAGTCGATGCTCTCGGTCGTACGGCCGAAGCTGCTCCGATCTTCACGGTGCTCAAGATAGTTCTCGGCCGCCCTGGTCGGCTCACCGCAGAACCACCGGTTCTCCTCGAACTCGCACCACTCCACGCCATGGCGGTCCGTACGACGAGCCATGGGTGCGACATCCCGGATCCTCATCGCCTGACGGTTCGCTTCCTCGATGGCCTTGCGGATGGAGTCGGCCAGCCGATGGCGCATGGCTTCCAGGTCGGCCTCGTGGGCGGTGGGCTGCACGGGCTCCTCCTCGGACTTCAACGCGGTCGGACGAGGCAGCCGACGCTCGGCCCTCGGCTCCTCGAAGAACGGGACCTCGCTGGGGCGGAAGTACTCGACCGACACACACCGCCACCGCTTGAGGAAACCCTCGTCGAGAGCGCCGCCGTAATGCCTTCCGTGGTCGACGGACTCACGGGTGGCACCGTCGCGGTTGCTGTGGCCGAAGACGACGTGGAACGGGCGCGTCTCCGTGGCGATCTCGTGCCCCGGGTGATCGCCGTTGCGGACGACGAAGTTGCGCAACGTCACGTGCTGCCCGTCGTGGGGGCGCAGCGGGCCCGCCAAGGACTCCAAGGCCTCCTTGCGGATCCCGCGAAGATCGCCTTCGCCGTAGCTGTTGGACGCGTCGATGAAGCTGTGCTGTTTGATGAACTGGTCGGGCGTCACCTCCCACCAGATCTCGCCGTTCTTGTCGCGGTAGGGGTTCATGAGGCCTCCTGGGGGTCAGGGCGGATGGGTGTCGTAACTCTTGCATACTGTCAGGGATTCTTGAAGATCACAAGGGCCGGGCACAACACTGCCCCGGTCGTATCGGGGCGACCGGGGCAGTGAAGATCAAACGGTCAGCGTCTCCGGCGGGAGACGCGGTTCACCAGCACCAGCGCGGCGCAGCAGAGGACCACGAAGGCCATCCACACGCCGAAGAGGATGACGATGGTCCAGGCGATAACGGTGGTCGTGGTCATCAGTCCTCGTAGCTCAGTTCGTCGATCTCGTGCTTCTTGCGGCGGATCGCCTTACGCGACTCGTTCAGCATTGCTTCCCAGAAGCAGGCAGTGCCGATTCCACCGATACTGCCGAATATGGAGGGGACTACCACTCCAGCGGCGGCATCCCCATGTATGAATGCAGCGCCGCAGACGATCCCGATGATGCTCGCTACGCCAAGGGCGCCGGTGAAGTTGCGGATGCGCTTCTCCCGCTTGGCCACAATCTCGAACTCGTCGAGGTGGTGCATCAGCTCACGCCATTTGCGGCCGCCGACTTGTGCGCTCACGCGACACCCCACGCCCGGCGCAGGATCGCCTGAATGCGGTTGGTGGTCCGGCTGAAGCTCTGCTGCACCACGTAGCGCTTGCCGTCGGTGGTGATCCACCCGACCGGCGTGGGGTAGCTGAAGACCACGTAACGCACGTCGGCGGCCTTGAGCTTCTCCCACTCGTTCTGGTCGAGCCGTCCGCCGTCGACAAGGAACGGGTCGACGCGCGCCGACGCGGACGAACCGTCGAAGGCGTGCTCGTAGTGGATCGCGGTCTCGATCTGCGAGTAGTTGAGCTGCGCCATGATCAGACCTCCTCGGGGTCGACGGGAAGCCCGCACGACTCGTCGCCGTAGACGCGGCATTCGTCGCAGCCGGTGGAGGTCAAGCACTGCCGAGAGGTGTGGCAGAGGCACTGCTCGTTCGGCTTCTCCGCCTGCGGCGTGGCCGAGCGCAGCTCCACGAGTGCCCGCGTCGCGTGCGGGTGGGCGCCGAAGACGTACGTGTGATCGTCGTCGTAGGCACGGACCTCGACCCAGCCGCTGTCGGCGTCGACCTCGGTGACGACGCCCTCGTGGGTGAACGTGAACGGCGAGCCATCCTCGTTGGTCAAGCCGGGGATGAAGACGGTCCACTCGACCTTGTCGAACCGCGTGAACTGCATGACTGCCTCCAAGGGGGCGGGGAAGTGCGACAGGGATATCGTCTCAAATACCTGGCTTGTTGTCAAGGATTAATCAGTCCACGTTCGGTAGACTTCGCGGCCGTAGTGCAACAGCACATGCTGGCCTCGGTGACCCTTGCGCCGGTCGCAGCCACCGAACCACTGGTTGTTCCTCGCGTCGCAGGTGAACCAGATCGCGTCCCAGTACCTGATCACGTCGCCGCGCTCGCAGTTGTCGAACTCCCGGCGTCGAGTCGCGCCGGTGACGCGCCGAATGGTCCGGACGACGAGGGAGGAGAACGTCATGCGCGCACCCGCCGGGCTTTGAGCGTGTTGGTCACAACGAGCATGAGCGCCAAGATCGTCAAGCTGACCGCTTTCGGCTGCGCAGTCAGGAAGGACAAGCCGTAGGCGTGCACGAACCACTTGACCACGGCCACGCCGATGAACAGGGCAGTGAGCTGAGTGATCATCGGCGTGCCCTCCTCGCCCGCCGAATGCACCAGCCGACGCTTCGGGCAAGCGGGTCGAGCAGGAACAGCCCGCCGAGGAAGACGATGGCGCCCCAACGGACCAGCGAGTGCGGCAACGCGCCGATCATCACCAGGACCGCGCCGATGAAGCAGAGACCCAACCAGACGATGAAGCAGATCACTTCCACGCGGTCGCGGAGCGGCGTCTGCCGCCACGCGGTCACGACTTGTCCCTTTCCGCGAAAAGCATGAGACCCAGACCGAACGCGAGACCGATCCCGGCTCCGCCGACGACGGCGATCACGCGGTTGGATCCCGGGTGCATGAACGCGTAGGCGGTCATGATGATCCCGAAGCACAGCACGGCGAACGCGACGCTGATCTGAAGCCACTGGCGGAGAACGCGGGCTCGCTGGATGAGCCGTTCCCGGGCCTGAGAGGCCCTTTCCGCGTCGACAGCCTCCTGCTTGAGGATTTCCCTCCCACAGCAGGAGCGCGGCCGTCACCTCGGCTTCTGACTGCTCTTCATACATGATCATTCCTCCTCGGTGGGGGTGGTTGTCGGGTTGCCGATCTCGCCGCGTTCGTCGCGGCGGGCGTAGCGGTAGAGGAAGCCAACGACAAGCCCGGTCATCACCAGCTCGACGCCCGGCAGGAGCATGTAGAACCAAGTGGCGTTGCCGAGCAGGAACGAGACGATCTGGACCAGGATCAACGCAATGAGCACGACGCCGGTGATCAGGATCTTCGTCGAGAGCTTCACGGCTACTCCTCAGTAAGTAGTGCTGCGTCGAGACGACGGCCGTCGAGAACCGCCTGGGCCTCGGTCAGCTCAGCCAGCTCCTTGGTGCGGATGACCTTGGCATGCCACCGGTGGACGGCGGCGAACCGGCGCAGTTCCTCCAAGAGCTTTTCCACGGCCTTAATGCCCCCGTACGAGTCGATCAACCGCGTGTACTCGTGCTCGATCGCGTCTTCCCAGCCGTGGATCACGTCCTCGGCGCGTGAAGCCGCTCCCAAGTGCGCGTTGATGCGTTGCCTCGTGCACATGATGTCGATGGTCAACACGATGGCGGACGCCTTGAGCGGATCCTCTGCGGTCATGGGCTTCCTCCGGGATGCAAGGGGCCGGGCCTCCCGGAAGAGAGACCCGGCCCAAGCGTGACGTATCAGTGTCACCTTGTCAAGGATTTCAGCAGTTGCTCCACAGAGCCGAGACCCACGACCACCACATGCCGTACTCGGCGATGTTGCCCGCGTCATTCTGATGGATGCCGTCGGTGTACCAGGTGGACGGGTTCGGCTGCGGGGTCGCGGTCGCCGGGGGGATGTACTGGCGCAAGTCGACCAGCGCGTTGCCCTTCGCGACGGCCGTGTTGTAGATGACGCTCGCGTACTGCGCCCACGTGTACTTCTGCGGCACGTTGCCCGAGTCAACCGACTGGACCCACTTCAGCTCGGCGTAGATCGACATCAGGATCACGGCGTTCGGGGTCGCGGCCTTGATGTTGTCGATCAGCGTGTTCAGGTTGGTCTGGAACACGGCCGGGTCCTTCTGGCTCCAGTACTCGTTGCCGCCCACGTCGAGCAGCACGAGGGTGGGCTTCTTCACGGCGATGTCCGCGACGGCGGCCGTGGTGTCGGTGAACCGGCCACCGGGGAGGAAGTCGCTCGCCAACGAGCCGTTGTGGGCGTAGTTGGAGACGTTGGTGGACCACTGCGAGTGCACCGAGTTGGCGAAGCGCGTGGCCCACCCGTACGTGGTCGGGTTGTAGGTCTGCGCACCGGACGGGTAGCCGGTGGTGGCGTAGCCGGTTTCGGCGCTGGTGCCGACGATGGCCAGCTGCGTCTTGGTCGCGCAGTACGGCGGCGGGGTCTGGGCGCTGGCCGAGGTGGCGGTGAAGCCCACTCCGACCGAGGTGAAGGCAAGCAGGCTGACTGCGAGTGCGGTGCGGATCTTCATGGGCTTCATCCTCCGATGGGGTTGTGGGTAACGCGAGCGGTGTTACTTGAGCTTGCCCTGGGCCATCTGCCCAGCGGCCCGCCAGCACGTGCGGCCAGCGGCAGTAAGGCGGGCGCCGCTCGGGCGCTTCGCGAGCACCAGCCCGGTCAGCGACAACACCGAGGCGACGAGCACCGTGGCGGCCGTGATGGACGCCAGCAGCGTGATGACGATGACGGCGGCGAAGAGCTTCACGAGCCCGGCCAGGCAACCCGCGCTGCCCCGGCCGTTCAGGCGTTTGGAGACCCGTACCGGGCCGAGGCCGAAGCCGATGGAAATTCCCATGATTCCTCCGTGGGGGTCAGCTGGTGAGAGTGAAGCCGGAGTAGGAGGCGATGATGCCGTCTTCCCACAGGATGTTGTCCCGGAGACCGACGCTGATGCCGACCTGGGACCGGTCGGGCACGTCCGTGAACTCGAAGTCCAAGACGCGTTCCTCGGCGGTGGAAGTCGGGTCGAGCGTCGCGAACGCGGTGCTCAAGACCCCGTGCGGCGTCACGTCCCCGTCCCACAAGGTCGCGACCAAGCCCGGCGTGAACTCGCCGTCGCCGGTGCACGCGGGATCGACGCAATGCACGGTGAGCGTGGCCTTGACCGAGTGCGTGGGGTGGGCGGGCGTGGCGCACGCGGCCAGCCCCACTCCGGTGGCGGCGAGGAGGAGGGCGAGCAGCGTCGTCTTCATGATCAGCGCGCCTTCGCGAAGAGCACGTACCCGACGATGCCCGCGAGCACGACCAGGCCGTAGATCAGGGGCACGGGCATGTCTCCTCCAAGGGGGATCTTGCTTCTGCGATGAGGCCATCGTCAGCGGGGTCACTGTTCCCCGGACGCCCCCGGAGGGGCGTTTCGGCCTAGGTGGGTCAGGCTCCGACGGCCATCTCCTGGCGGTGCTCCAGGTCCATCGCGGCGATCTGGGAGCAGCAGAAGCGGACGTGATCCACGGTCGCGTGGCGGATGACGGCGGTCGGGTCGTCGCTGTTGCGGCGGACGATGGTCGAGCACTCCGCGCAGACGATGCCGGTGATGGTCGCCTGGGGCAGGCCCCAGTACTCCTCGCGAAGGGCCTCGACGGTGGTGGCTTCGCTGGCGGGGATCGGGTTGCTGAACATCGGGGCCTCCGGGATGTGGTGGTTTGCTGCTGGTTCCCAGTCTGCCAAAGGGTTGCGCACGTGTCAAGGGTTTTTGAGCAGGGTGTACCCGAACGGATCAGCGAGGGTCGATCGGCCGTTCGAGGCCGAGTTCCCGGAGTTCGGGCAGCTCCTCGAACCAGGCGAGACGGAGGTCGTGGACCAGCACTTCGCGGCGGTAGCTGAGCGGGCCCAAGCGGTGCAGGCGAGGCACCGTGACCTTCTCCGCGAGCAGCGCGTCAAGGGCCACGTACGGCTCCTGCTTGTACGGGCGTTCCTGACGCGACCAGGCACCGAGCTTGTCGGCCAGGTCGCCGGGGAACACAGGCCACTCGTACTTGGCCGCGATCTCGACGGCTGCCTTCACCAGCTCGGGGTCGAACTTCATGCTCAACGCGCGGTCCATGCCGTCTCCTCCGTGGGGGAACGCAGAAGGCGGGGCGCCGGTTGACGCCCCGCCGGGGGTGGATCAGATGCGGTTGCCGTGCGAGTCGCAGCAGCCGCACTCCAGGATGGTCGGCGCGGCCTTCCAGTTGGTCAGGAACTCCGCGTCGGCGACCGGGTTCTCCGAGCTGCTGCCGAAGGCGACGCCCTGGTCCGAGTTGATCCGCCAGAAGCCGCCGTGCTTGCGGGTGGCGGCGCGGTGGTCCTCGCGCAGCTCCTCCAGCGTGTCCTGACCGAACTCACCGCTGTACATCGTCTTGGTCTTCCAGGCCTTGGCGTCCTCGTCGAAGCGCTGGAGCGTGACGTAGGTGAGGGTGGTGGCGGTCATGGCTTCCTCCGTGGGGGCGTCCGTTGCTGACCCCTCAAGACTGCCTTATGGCTGTCGTGATGTCAAGGGTTTAAGGCACAGCTGTACCCGGATGGCCTACGTCTTCACCTCGTTTCGTCAGGGATGCATGATCCATATGCAGTAGTGACAATAAAAGGGGCGACCAGGCGATCTACGCCTGGTCGCCCCTGGGGTGAGATGGGTTTTCGTCAGGTTGTTTCGTCACACGTTCGGTGTGCCGTCGAGAATGGCCTGCATCTGGATGCGGGTGACGCCCGGAGACATCAGCCGGGTCTGCTGACGCGTCGGGAGGTTCGCCACCTTGCCCACCATGTCGGCCATGTACTCAAGTGACGTGGTGATCGGCTGGGAAAGGAGGACTGAGCGGGCCTCTGCGTGCCCACGCGCCACGTGCTGGTGCGCTGGGTGCCCGTAGACGATCGAGGACGCCACAAGCTGAATGAGCCGCTGCTCCAGCCGATCCACGACGGGGTCGCCAGTCGGCGCGGGGATGGTGATCCGCTCGGGCAGCTCAAGCGTGATCTCGCCCTGGTGGTACTTCTCGAAGAGGCGGTGCACCTCGTCGATGTGGCCCTTCACCGCCCAGGAGCAACCGGCGCATTTCCCGCGAGAGAAATGGCCGGTGCCCTCGGCGATCAGCTCATGCGTCATTCAGTCGTCCTCGGGGTGTGGATCCGGGTCGTCCCAGCCCATGCCGTGCTGGGGCTCGTTTTCCTTCGGCTGGATGAAGATGGGCGTCTTGCCGTAGTCCTCCTTCTGCCGTGCGTCCATGCCCGTGTGGGTCCGGCATGGGAGGTTGTTCCCGCAGTGGCAGCTGGGAGTGATCTTTTTCGCCAAGAGTTCTTGATCTTCCTTCAGTCGCTGAGGTCGGCGGGCAGAGTCAGCTGGCCGTTGGTCAGGATGTGGCCGAGGCTCCACAGGTCGAAGCGGGTGTTGGTGCTGTCGAAGAGGTTCCTGACCTGGTCGGAAGGGTCCCGACCAGCAGGCACGCCCAGCTCTTCGAGCGCCACCTCGCTCACGGGAACGTACCGGCCGTCCTTGACGACGATCGACCACTCTTCCCCGCCGGGCAAATCAGGCGTGGTGTGCGCGTTCCCGGGCTCCCATCCGGTCAGCAGCGCGATGTGCCCGGCCAGGCACGCGGTGGTGCCACACGAGGAACGCGTGCCCCACGTGTCCTGGTCCCACTCCTCGGGGTAAGCCTCGATGTGGTCGAGGGCCTTCTGGAGCAACGGCACGTTCGAGATCAGTGGTTCGCGCACGCCTACACCTCCACCGGAAGGTCTTCGGGCACCTGGATCTCGCCGTTGGTCATCGTGCTCGCCATGGTCCACAGCGTGGACAGCGAGTTGCCGCCGGAGAACAGCAGCTGCGAGTTCTCCTCGTCGAGGTTCATCAGCTCCCGGGCGGCGGACCGGACGAACCGGCCTTCACCCTCAGGCGAGGTGACCATGTACGCGGTGGAGCCGAAGTCGCTCACGAAGAAAGGCTTGTATCCGGCCTGCATCGCGACCGTGCCCGCAAGACAGCAGACGGTGCCGCACGAGTCCGTGCGGATCCACTCCTCCTGGTTCCACTCCTCCGGATGGGCAGTGATGTGTTCCAGCGCCTTGCGCAGCACCGGGACATCCACCGGGCCCAGCGTCTCGGGTTCCTTGTGATTCAGCAGCAGCTCGTGCCGCCGAGCGTCGGCGATCAGCCGAAGTTCGGTTTCGTCTTTGGTCTCCATCAGACCAGCTCCTTCTGCTTGGCGGCCACGGCCACCGGGACGGTGTCGGTGACCTTGACCGTGATGGGCGACGTCGACCGGCTGGCCAACTCGCTGATCTTCGCCTTGGTGATCGCGCCGCCGGTGACCTCGGCGACGCGGCTCCACGCGTTCATGTTGGACGAGTGGAAGAGCCGATCGGCCTGGCAGTCGCACAAGCCCAGTTCCCTGGCCGCATAGGAACCCACGGGCATGTCGTTCTGGGTGTCAGGGTCGGCCACGCCGACCAGCGCCCCGTAGTTCCAGTACTGCTTCGCGCCCTGCACCACGGCCGTGTGACCGGCGATGCAGTAGGTGGTGCCGCACTCAGTGGGTCCCGGGCCGGGGTCGTCAGCCACGCCGAGGCCTTCGGTGTGGACACCCCAGCTGTCCTGATCCCACGTGTCCGGCGACCGGTAGACGCGCACCATCACCTTGGTGAGCAGCGGCAAGTTGATGTCGGTGGGGAAGCCACAGTTCTCGCACGTCTCGGTCATGCGGGCACGTCCTCTCGCTGCTCGGCGGGCTTGGGCGCGGTGCCGGAAAGCAGTGCCCGGTCCTCCTCGGCGACCAGGGCGGCGATCTTCTCCTTGGTCACCTGGCCCTCGGTGAGGTCGGCGACGAGGTCCCACGCGGCGTCGCCCTTCCGCACGTTGAACAGGGCCTTGCTCTGCGCGTGGTTCAGACCCAGGACCTGGCGCCCGTAGACGGACGTGTAGTGCACCTCGCCGTCCGGCGTGCGCACCATGTCCATGAAGTGGAGCGTGGTCACGTGGGCACCGAACTCGTCCCGGACACTGTTCGCCGTCCAGATGGGTTCGGCTCCGGCGAGGATGACCGCGTGACCTGCGAAGCAGTGGCTGGACTTGCAGGCCTCGTCAGCGGGCTGCCTGCCCCACTGCGTCTGGTCCCACGTGTTGGGGTCCCGGTACACCTGGACCATCACCTTGCGGAACAAGTCCACATTCACCGTATTAGTCATGGGTAGAAATCCCCTTTCGGAAAGTGGATTCAGTAATTGTTTAGTATGAATGCGCTGAATGGGTTCGATACCGTATTGCTCTACGCCGAGTAGATCTGATCAGTTGGCTTGTGTCAAGAGTTGTTTCCGAAGACCGTCGACCACCAACGCGAGGTGCCCGGCGCCGGTGCCGGTTGGAGCGGGTTGACGCCGAGGGCCTTGTGTTCGGCGTAGGTGGTCGGCTTGGGGTCGTCGGGGTAGACGAGTGTCCTGCCCGCCCTGAGGGAGAAGGGATCTGGCGCCTCATCCGGGTCCACCAGCTCGACCGGGAGGCCCGTCGCGTTGGCTCGGCGCTTCGCGTCCTTGAACAGCTCGTTCCGGCGGTTCCTGGCCGCCTCGTTCCGGAGCTTGGTCTCTTCCTTGTCCCGGCGCAGCCGCGTCAACACGGGTCCGTTCTCGTCTTCCGGCAACGACACGTCGCTCGTCGGCATGATCGTCAAGGAGTTGCTGCGGTCGGGAACCCACACCACGGACAGGGTGGGGCCCCAGGTGAGCATCACGGCCTTGCCCAGCTTGTAGCGATCCATCTGTTGGTGTCCGCCGCCGGGCATCAGCAAGCTTCGCGGATCACCCCGGTCCTCCAGGTAGATCACGGCTGTACCGTTGGGGATGGGCGTGGGTGCAGTGTCCGCCGGTTCAGTGGTCATGGCTGGTATCCCTTCGGCAGTAGGAGTTCTCCGTCTCGTTCGCGGAGGTAGATGTGGTCGTAGTGGATGATCTCCAGGTCCGGGTAGTAGATCCGGCGAAGGTCCATCGCCACGTCCAGGTTCGAGTTGCATTGGGCGCGGATGCGGCGACCGAAGTGGTAGAAGGCGATTCCCTTGTCGGGGTGCACGATCCACCAGCAGCCGTCGAAGTGGTGGATAGTGCCTCCGGGCGGGTTCACCAGGAGGATCGCGGGCACGTAGACGCGCTTGACCTGGGGGATCATGATGACGAGTTCGCGTAGAAGTAGCCGCACCAGAAGTGCGCGAAGCACTTGTCCTCGGCGGAGAGGCCCGCGTCGATCGCGATCCGCTGCTGCGCCTTCGCCGTGGCGTCCGCGTCGTTGACCGGGTAGCGCACGACCTCGTTCTCGGTGTGCTCCTCGTAGAGGACCACGTCGTTGCCGATCTGCTGGATCAGGTACTGCTCACTGGGCAGCCGGGCCATCGGGTACCCCCTCTCGCAGGAACACCTTCAGGGTTCGGCGGTCGTCCTGGTAGGAGACACTGACGTTGAAGACCGGGTTGAGAACGAGCCTCCGGCCGTCTTGGTCGATGACCTCGAAGCGGGTCACGTTCGCGGCCGGGTTCGAGTCATGATCCGCTGAGCGCTCAGCCAGGTCCGGGCTGCCGGACACCAGACCAACCAACCCGGACCGTCGAGTCAGTCGGCTGTCCCGAACCGCGCGGCGCTCGTCGTCCGTGGGGTCCCGGAACTGGACGTCGGAGACCTCTTCCTCGTTCTCGTTGAACTGCTCAGGGTCGGCCGCGAGGGCATCGGCCACGGCCGTCACTCGGTCGGCGTCGGACTCGATGACCAACCCGATGGGCGACAGGCCTTCTTCGGCGCGGCGCTCGTTGGCGGCGGCGACCTTCGCCTCGACCTCGGCCGGGATGTCGCGCGCTTGGGCCTCTTCGAACGCAGCGGCGAACTCGGGGTTCTTCTTGGCGTCGTCCAGGTATTCCTGGAACTCGTCGCGGGCCGCCTCCGGGAACAGGTCCGCCACGTCGATGGTTTCCCGTTCGGTCAGGTACGCCCAGAAGCCGTGACCACAGGACGGGCACGTCACGCGGTTGTCGTCGTCGCGGGCCGGGGCGTCGTCGTTCAGGTGTTCGCTGCCGGACCTGAACCCTAGGGCTGGAGGTTCAGGCGCCGGGGTGCGGTCGAGGATGGCACGGAACCGATCGAGGATCCAGTCCAAACCATGGTCACGCACCCATCGCATCCCGTTGCCTTCCCAACGGTCCAGCTCGGTAGTGAGCGCACGGATCCGAGGGTCTTCACTGACCGGGGCGAGCTGGGCAGACTCGTCGAGCAACGCAGGGTTGCCGCAGGGGTTGTCGTAGGGTTCGACCTTCGCGGTGTAGAGCGTGCCGTCGATCTGGACGAACAGGCCCAGCGTCGGGTGCCAACGAAGATCAGGCATCTGCTCGGTCATCGGCTTGCCTTCCGAAGGATGTTTTCGATCATGTCGAGGACTTCGTCGTCGAACGGCTTGCGCCCGAAACCCGTCTGCACCACATTCCGTGAAGCCAACGCCGCATGAAGTTCCAAGATCAAGGGATCATCGACACCGAGGAACGTCCGCACGCTTCCCATGCGCTTGGACAAGGTTCCTCCCTCGGATTCGAGGTGTTCCTTGATCTTCGCGATGCGGGGGCCTTCGTCGATGTGGGAAAGTGCTTGTGCCGCAAGCGCATTGCCCGGCCACTCGTCATCAGGCCCGGCGCCGATCGCGTCGAGGATCATGCGCTGCAATCTCTCGATCTGCCGGGCATTGAAGTCGCGCGTCTGCACGGCCATGCTGGCCAGCCCCGCCACCTCTTCCTCAAGGGCGTTCGCCCGTGCCAACGCCTCGTCACGCTGCTCCACGAGCCTGTGCCCGGCGCGCTGGGCATCGTTGCGCTGGGAGATGACGGCGCGGACCGCACGGCGCGTCTGAGACGGGTCCATGCCCTCAAAGGACGAGTCATCCAAGGCGCTCTGTACTTCGCGCAACACTTCGCTCAGTTCCGCCTTCAGGCGGTCGTTCTCGCCTTCGAGGCTCGCGATGTATTCCTCGGTGCTCATCAGTCAGCCTCCACAGTGGACTCGGTCACGGCGAGGAACAGCTCGTGGATCTTCGCGTGGGTTTCGCCGTACTGGTCATTCCACTCGTCGATCTGTTCCTGCGTGCGGCGATCAGGGCTGTGGTAGTCGCCCCGGCGGAGTCGTTCCATCCACAAGAACATCGGCTGCTGCTTGCGCTTACGAGCCGCGAACAACGGCGAGATGTAGCCCTCCCAGTAGTTCGAGCCGATCTCCTTCAAGTCGGCGATCGTGTCCTTCAACAACGGCAAGTCCTCGGGGAGGATGTCCTCGCCGTCGGCCACGCCCCAGCCGAACGTGTCGCTGCACAGCAGCCAGAACGTCGGGTAGTCGACGTACACGGGCTTGTGCGGGTTGTACGGAGTCGCGTGGAAGTGCCAGTACAGCTCGTCCTCGATGTCCAGCTCGCGGAAGGTCTTCAAGATCTCGACCACGTAGTCCCACCGCTCATGGGCCGGTTCGGTGCACGTCATCCTTCTCAACCTCCTTACGGGGCAAGTGTTTGCGCAGGTTCGACACGAGAGACAGGTCCTTGTCCACTGGGTAGCCGCGACGCGTGAGGAGCGTGAGCACGTCGTTGATCTCGCCGATGAACTTGTCGTTCTCCTCAATCAGGTCCTGGCGCGACTCGGTCATCGCCGTGAGCGCGGCACGTGCCAGTCGCCGGTAGTCCTCTTTGGCGTAGTCCTCGACCTTCTCCCAGTCGGAGAGGGGGAAATCGGCATGTCGCTCGGCCTCGGCGTGCCACATGGCGCGCGCAACGTGCTCGACCTCGTCCGGCAGCGTCCCGCCTTGGAAGATCTTCAGGGCCGCTCGGGCACTGGCCTGGTACGCGATGATGCCCACCTTGAAGTCGCGTTCGCCGAGCGGTTCGCCCCAGACCACTTCGTGATGTGTATTGGCGATCGCGCGGGCGACGCGGTCGATCAGCAAGTCGTCCGTCATGCGTCCTCCTCGTCGTACGCGAGAAGCGGGATGGGGCCGGTGATCTCCTCGGGCTTTTCGGCGTGGTCGACGCGCACGCTCTCCACCTTGATCGTCTCGGCCGGGCGCTTCCACGACAGCTCGTAGTCGCCCGGCAGGTCCACGTCCGTGTCGAGGGCCCAGTCGTCCCGTACGGCGTTCTTCTCGTCGGCGAGGACCTTGGCCTCGATCTCGGCCGCGTTCGCGTCAGCGGCGTCCTGGACGGCCTTCTCGACCTCGTCCATGAACGGCTGGAACTCGGGTGTGGTGAAGTCCGGCAGGTCCTCGTGCTTGAGCAGCGCCATCACGGCGTTGAACTCGGGCAGGGCCTCGGCGGGGGCGTTCACGACGCGGGGCAACGTGTGCTGCTTGACGGGCATGCTGGTCTCCTCAGTAATGATCAGTGAAGGCGAAGGTGTTCGGGCATCAGTCCGCATACGACGAGCGATTGCCAGAGAACCGGCTGGTCACCGAACCGCTCGCGCGCAGCCAGCCGGAGTGGCAGGTTCGACACGACGTACATGTTCTCCGGTCGGGTGCCCAACGCCTTCGCCGTCTCGATCTTGGCGTTGGCGATCACGTCGGCCAGGTCGACACCGGTCACCGTGACCGACACCTCGCTGGTGATCTCGTCCTCGTAGGACGGCGGCCCGTCGGGGTTCTCCTCCTTGGGCTTCCTACTCGTCATTGCGGGCCCCGAACTGGCGCAGGAGCCGGTTGTGCGCGAACACCGCGTGCTGAGCCGAGTGGGGCGTGTGGTGCGTCGCCACGGGGATGTCCTGCTCGCGGTCGCCGGACGGGTGCTCGGCGTACACGTGGATGTTGTAGTGCGTGCCCACGCGCCAGGGCAGTTCCGTCACGTCCAGCTCGGACACGGCCGGGATGCCGTTCTTGAAGGCCTCCTCCAGCTTCGCCGGGTCCTCGTCGTCCTCGTAGAATTCGCCCGCGCGGATCACTCGTCGTCCTCTCCGAGCGAAGCCCCGCCACCGACACACTCGCCGTCGACCTTCGCGGCCAGCTCTGCGGCCTTGGCGTGGATCTTCTCCATGGAGTCGTCGTCCCAGCTGAACCCGGGCGCGTGGGCGATCACCGTGCTGGTGGTCGTGCGCGGCGTGTAGGGCGGCACCTTGGGGTTGCCGTAGACGAACGGGACGCCCGCCTTGTAGTGGAAGACATCCGTCTTGTCGTCCACCGTCCAGCCCTCGGCCCGGCAGAGCTTGATCAGCTCCGTGGCGGCTTCCTCGGACGGCACATCGAAATCAAGATCACGGATCATCGCTGCCTCCTTCTCCGGGCGCGCATGCGCCGCGTGTACTCGGGTCCATAGGGATTGCTGATCATGGTGCGTTCCGCCGCCGTGTAGTGGCCTCGGGAACCCTTGTCGCACGGGCACAGAACCGGCCCCCACGCCACGCCTGTGGAGGTGCAGCAGCGCGGGCAGTAGAGGATCGTGCAGCAGCCGTACTGGCACTGACGGCGGATCTCGTCCACGTCGTCAGGGGCCCCGCAGCAGTCGCGCGACTTCACCGGGATCGGACCTGGACAGCCGTAGCCCTTGCTCATGTCGAAGCCAGGCCCGAAGAAGTGCGAGAAGCCGGAGCAGTCGCACGTGGCTCTCTCGATGTACACGCCGGTGGCGGTGATCTCGGCGACCTGCTCCTCGGTCAGCCACCGGCGGTGGATACCCACCGACGCGGGTCGGCGCTCCTCGACGAAGTACTCGACGGTGACGGTGTAGTCCGTGTCCTCAGCCACCCATGGCCTCCCGGTTCATCTCTTCGATCTGCTCGGGCGTGAGGTCCCAGAACCGGTAAGTCTCCGAGCTGGGCTTGTGGATGAGACCGGTGCCGTAACCGTTCCGGTTCAGCTCCTGAACCTTGGCGATCTTCACGGGTCCGAAGGTGCCCTGCGCGTTGGTCATCGACAGTGCCACGGTGCCGGTCTCGGGGTCGGTCGTGCCCTGATCGCGCAAGGCGATGCGGATCGCCATCTCGGCAATGTTCGCAGCGTCTCCGTAGTCGGCGCCGTCCTCGACGCGCGTGAAGATCAGGATCGGCACGTCGTACGGGCTGACGTTGCCCTTGAGCTTCGCGATCTCCGCCTTCAGCGCCTCGTTCTCGGCCTTCAGGTCCTGGAGCGTGACCGACTCGGCGAGCAGGGCGTCGCGGGCGGTCTCATCACTGCGGGCCAGGAACGCAGTCAACTCCGAGATCTCGTCCGCACACTGCTCGCACCCGTTGTTCTTCGGATACTTCGGCATCTCGCCGTCCCGGACCACGGGGCAGTTCTGGGACAAGTCGTACTTGCACCCGTGCACCGGGCAACAGTGGGAGATGTGCACCTCTTGAGTGGTCACCACGCCTCACGGCGAAGGTCCGCCTTGCCCCACTGGCGCTCGCGCTTGTTGGCCTTGCGCTTGATCTTGGCGATCTGGCCCGACTTCCAGCGCAGCAGCGGGCGCGACTTCCGGCTGAAGGCGTCGGCCTCGTCACCGTCGATGGCGATGCGCTTCTCGATCATGGGGTCCTCCTCCGTGGGGGGTGGTCAGGTTCCATCCTGGAGTATGGGTGACTGTTTGTCAAGGGTTTTGATGGGTCCACACATCGAACTCGTAGCCGTAGAAGGTCTCTACGAGCCCGTCGGCCTTCGCGGTGATCTCGATGCCCGGGAACTGCTCGAAGGCCTCCAGGACGTTCAGGAGCCGCCGGAGGCCGTCCAAGGTATCGGCCTTGATGATCAGCGTGGCGGTCGGCTTCTTCGGCGGCTCGTCGGTGTCGTCGCGCATGAACTGGGGCATGATCTTTTCCTCTCCTGGAACGAGAAAACGGCGGACAGGTTGCCCCATCCGCCGCTCTCGTCGATCAGTCTTCCCAGGGCCACGTCCCGGCCTGCCCGGCCTCAAGCAACTTGATCTGCTTGAAGGTCTGGTCCGTCACGCCGCCGATCTCGTACCGATTCTTGCCGGACGGGATCATGGCCTGCGCGTACCCGGCCAGGTTGAACGCGTACATCGGCACGGTCGCGGGGATCGCGTCGGTGACGTTGCCGGTGCCCCAGTAGTTGCCACCGCCGAAGGTCTGGCCGTCGGTGAAGATCACCACGCGGTCGTGCTTCGCGTAGGTCTTCGTGACCGCCTTGGCGGTCTGGGTGCCGTAGCCGACCGAACCCGACTTGGCCGTGAAGCGCTCGACCTCACGCAGCACCGAGGCGCCGGGCTTGATCGTGTGCTTGAACTGGTCGTCGGCGAACCCGTACAGGTCCACCGCCTCGCCCTTCTTCGCCAACGCGACGGCGAAGAGCGCGCCCATCTCCATCATGGTCATCTGCGAGCGCTCCGAGGGGCGACCCTCCATCGAGCCCGAGGTGTCCACGAGGATCAGCGTGCGCCCACCCAGCTCCGGGATGTTCTGGGTGGACAGGTCCAGGGCCGCCTCCAACGCCGGGGCGTAGGTGACGCTGTCCAGGGCCTTGTACGCGCTCAGGAAGCGATACGGGAACTGGCGCGACCGAGCCACCTGGGCCGGGTCCTCCAGCTTCGCAGCGACCGCCTGAGCGGCCGGACGGGCGATGCCAGCCTGGTCGAAGTTGCGGAGGTTCCGCAGCGTCGCCATGTACGGCATCGTCGGGATGACGCTCTCCCAGAAGGACGCGTCCAGCGTGCCGCCGAGCCAGCTCGACAGCCACTCCCAGGTGACGCCCGCACGCTTGAGCAGGTCACCCTGCTCGTTGCTGGCCAGGAACTCGCGACGCTTGTCGGCGGGGACCGCCTGAAGCTCGGCGCGGGCGTTGACCATCTCCAGCAGCGGGTACTGCTTGTCGCCGTCCTTGCCGCGACGGCGGTCGACGAGCCAGCCGTAGAGCTGCTCCTGCTTCTCGGTCGCCGAGGTTGCGTGCACGAGCTGCACCACGTCGCCGAAGCGCACCGACTTGCCCGCCGTGTCGTACTTCAGCGCCGAGTACTCGCTGTAGATCTTCGCGAGGGCGTTGTCGATGCCACGCTTGAGCGGCTTCGGCAGCTTCACCGTCTCGTCGCCGTAGTGCTGCTTCCAGTAGGCGAGCAGCTCTCCGGCCTCGTCGGCACGCTGAAGAACCGACGACACCAGCTCGCTGTTGGTCGGCCCGGCCAGCTCGGTGCCCGGGTTCGCGGCCACGTAGCTGAGGCGCGCCTTCACACCCTCGGCCACGGCCACCAGCGGCGCGGAACGCATGTTGCCCTCCGAGCGCAGCCACGCGACGAACTTGGCGAACCACTCAGGCTCGTTCACCGCGACGGTGCGGGCGAGCGTGGCGAAGCGGTTGTCGCGGTCGTCCGCCTTCTCGTAGAAGGTGTCCTCCCCGACGAAGTTGCCCACGCCGAGCAGGAACAGCTCCGAGAGATTGTCGCGCTTGTACGCCGGGGCTCCCTCGTAGGTGACGGTGTCCGGCGTGGTGGAAACGGTCTTGATGACGGCGCGGGACCGGGTGCTGGTCTTCGCCTGCGAGAACTTTGCCATGAGGCACTCCCCTTTCGGTAAGGGGGAAACCCGCTCCTGGTGGGTGACGGCGAGAAAGGGTCGCTCAGTGGAGGTAACTAGCGCCATGCCATCCCCGAAGGGATGCCCGGAATCGAACCGGGTTGTTCATTTTCTAGATGAAGTATCCACTGTGCTGCGCACCGCCGTCTCCCGAAGGAGTCGAGCCTCCCGAGAATGAATCGAGTGTGGACTGTTGAGGGTTACGAATCCTGAAGTAACCACACTCTGCGCACCGGGAGGTACACGCTGCCCTGCCAGGCCTCGAACCTGGAACCTCCGGTACCAAAGACCGGCGCGCTTCCTCTTGCGCTACAGGGCAATCTGAACTACTCGCGGGGTGAGATACGAACCTCTGTCCCACCCTGTGAAGGAGCTTCAATCAGCTCCGGGCTGTTCTGTGCGAACTTGATCTGTGCGTCGCTGTGCGACTCGGCTTGCACCGTCCACTCTGTCCGGACGGTCTTGACGATCTTGTATTCCACAGTTCCTCCACTACAGAACGTTTGAGCTGCCCACCCACGATTCGAACGTGGAACCTTCGGCACCAGAGGCCGACGCTACTGCCAGTTGAGCTAGTGGGCACCGAGCACCGCTTACTCAGCGGGTGGTGGCGGAGGTGGGGGTGGCGGAGGCCATTTTCTCGGTCCAGTGGGCCACGTAGGGTTGGGCATGGGCATTCCTCCTTCGGTTGAAACAGCTCTCCGGGCAGGACTCGAACCTGCGACATCTCGATTAACAGTCGAGCGTTCTTGCCGAACTGAACTACCGGAGATTAAGGCGGGAAGCATGCGTGCCAAGGAGCCTCCCCACAAGGGAATCTCCCCGGTCCTCTAGTTCTAGTGCGCACCAGCGAGAGGCATACCCTCAATGGT